CTTCAGGATTTCCACACATTTTTTTAAAGTATTCATCAAAATCCATTTTATTCTTCTTCTACTCGTTCAACTTGCCAGTTTTCTAATTCAACTGGTGTCTCACGACCAAATATACTAACAAGCACTTTTAACTTTTGGTGATCGGAGTCTACGGAACTAATTTCTCCCGTCAACCCCATAAAAGGACCATCTAAAATAGATACAAGTTGACCTATATCGTAGTAAGATTTGGGTACTTCTTCATCTTGATACTTTGCTATATGTTCTTTGATTGTATTTATTTCGTGTTTTGACAATTGAACAGGATTTTTGCCACCAATAAAGTCAGTTACACCATTTATATCATTAATAAAGTAGTATGCTTTCGCATTCAACTCATCTGAGTCTTCTTCATCATAAATATTCATTCTTACAAACAAATATCCAGGATACAATTTTCTTACTCGGGCCGATTTCTTTCCCTGTTTAACGGTTGTAACAATTTCAGATGGCATCAGTACCTCATGAAAAAATTTTTTGCTCTCAGGTTCTTGTTCTAACTTTTTTTCTATAAGTTTTTGCGCTTTTTGTTCAAAATTAGACAATACCTTTAATGTATACCACTTGTTATTTTTGGTATCTATGTTTTGTTCTGTGTTTATAGTTTCCATATGTTTATTGTATATAAATATATACAATAAAGTTAAAATTTACAAGAACTATTTATGCAAAAAACGAATCGTTTACCTTTTTTCCAGATGATACTCCACATTGGGATGTTTCATAATACCACTTTTCAAGTCGTTCCACTAATTCTTTTTTAGATCCACTCACTTTTAAATCATTTTTCTTACACAACTCTTTTAGTTTAGGAAGTGACAAGTGCTTGTATCCACGTTGTTCTGAAACAGAATCATCATATTGGATGTGTTGTATTTTGTTTTTAAGTATTTCTCCAGCCTTGGTATCATCTGTGAGAATATTACCGAACAACTGACTTCCGTCAACACCTACACACGGATATATTATCCGTGCAGATTTTATTACATATGTCGCATGACCTTTTGGATCATTTCCAACTTCTTCATAAGTTTTTTCAAGAATTTTTCCAAAACGAGTTTTTCCGGCAAATCTAAAAACCACGATAGTTCCTAGATCAAACATATGACGTTTTGGGTATTTTTTTCGTTTACCCGTTCGTTTCATAGATAACAACACAATTAGGTTGGTAAAATTAATCCATCTGTAGAAGGTACTTCAACCACTCGTTCTTCTGGATCAGTTTTGGGTGATTCAGCACGAAGTTTGGAAAGTTGTTGTCTCCAATCTGCATCTTCTCCATTGTATTCATCTATAATGTCACGTAAATGTTCAAGATAATCACTTGGCCATGCATCGTAATCTACCGAAGATGAAGTGATCGGAAATGGTTGCATTGGTTTATCTGCAAATAAATCTATGTCATTTTCTGTGTACATATTATTTGCAAAATTTTCATCCAACTTACCGAACACATCTTCATACTTTTCTTGTAGATAGTGTATCTTATTGTCGTATTCATGATTGACATCAATGTAAATACTCGTTGATTCGTCTACGCAACTTTCAGTTTGTTGATTTTCAGGTTCATATCCAGGAGCATACTCAAGATGAAGACCTGTTTCATCTATTGCCCACCATTCGGTCCATTCCGAACCAGAAAGTATCTCGTTCGGTTGTTCCATTTCAAATATTAAATCGTCCATTGTCATTTTACCTTTCTATATATATTCAACTCTTTTTCCAAACCCACACCGGTTCTCCAAAACTTCCTTCACGTGCATGATACTCGGTATCCATTTTACTATCATCAGTATCTTCCGCAGTTCCGATTCCAAGGCAATTTGGTCGTTTTGCCATTTCCATTCCGAAGCATTCAACATACTCAGCATTTGCCTTTTTGCTTAAATGATCGTTCATGGGATCGCAAATTTTCAACCATTGCTTTCCACCTTTCATTCCTTTGCTTGTAGTGTTAACATCACTAATATTAACCATGAGCAAACCACCTGGTCTTAAAGTTTCCCATACATTATCAATTGCTTTTTGCAAAAATTGAGTATTCCAATCTTCAATGCTTTTATGACGAACCCAACTTTGAGTATCATCATTGCTATATCGTTCCACCGAGAAATAGGGTGGACTTGTCATAATCAAATCAACACTTTCTTTGTATGCTGATAAATCTGCATCTTCCGCAGGTGAACATATAAAGTCATATGATTTATCTACTTCAAAAAACGTGCGATGCTTTTCATAAAATTCTGCTTGTTGTTTATAGATTGGATGATTTTCTTTACGAGGATCAAGACCAATATATTTCTCGGTACAATCACTTGCAAAAAAACCACACAACCGATCACCCCACCCCATACTGAAATCAAGTACCGTTTTTGCATTATGCTTTTCATACAATACCTTAGCAACATTGGGTTTGAATTGACTGCAAATATACTTTCTAAGACCTATACCGGTACGCAATGTTGATTTATCTACTTTTGGAGACTTCAAAGTATAAAGACATCCCATCAAACTTGTCATAAAATCTTTGTTTTTCCAAGTTCTCAACGGACCAGGTGAAACACTTCCACATACACTCCAACGATTTTCTTGTTGGAAGAAGTTACTTGCTTTGTTTCCCGTGTTTAATCGTTTCAACAAAGTTGTACTTAATGGCCATTCATATTCAGAACGTGCGAACCATTTTTTGTCTACAAACAAATCGTTCCACTTTGTTCCTTTTAATGTTTTGTATTCTGCGAGTGCTTCTTTTTCAGAAATTTCCATGTACGGAAGATCGTATTTCATTAAAATCTCTGCGAGTGTTTCTTGCACATCTGCTCGTTCGTATGTTTCTTTTACTGATGTCCAGTCATCTTCTCCAATAAAAAAGTAAGGTTTAATCGCAAACTTCTCTAGTTCTTTTATATACATTATTATATTATCGTATATTTTTTAAAAAAAGTCAACACTCAGTTACATTTACTGCCAATCCACCTTGACTTGTTTCTTTGTAAGCAGACTTCATATCTTCACCTGTTGCTTTCATTGTCTTAATCACATCATCTAGTGATATTTTAGTATCTTGTTCGTTTAACATTGCCATACGACTTGCATTAATTGCTTTGCCAACTCCTATCGCATTTCGTTCAATACAAGGTATTTGTACAAGACCAGCAATAGGATCACACGTCAATCCAAGATTATGTTCCATAGCAATTTCCGCCGCATTTTCAACTTGCTTTAAAGTTCCTCCTACAATTTCAGTTAATGCACCGGCTGCCATACTACACGCAACTCCTACTTCACCTTGACAACCGACTTCAGCACCTGAGATACTTGCATTTATTTTATACAACATTGCAATTGCTCCGGCAGTTAATAGAAATTTTATTTCCCAATCTTCAGGTTTATCGGTAATATATTCATTGATATACATCATCGTTGCTGGTATAATTCCAGATGCACCATTTGTTGGAGCAGTAACCACACGATTCATGTCTGCATTTTCTTCGTTTACTGCAATTGCACAAATACTTACATAATCTGAATAATCATTTGATCCGACTTGTTGATTTTCTAAAAACTTTTCATACATGATTCCAGCTCTTCGTTCCACATTTATTTTACCAGGAAGCATTCCATTTGCAATTAAACCACGATCAACAGACTCCTGCATCACTTTCCATATTTTCCGCAGTTTCTTTTTTGTTTCACGATTTTTTCTAAAACATTTTTCATTTTCAAGTATAACATCTGATATGTTAAGATCACGATTTTCTGCAATGGTGAAAAGTTCGTCCGCAGTTGAAAATGCATTAGTAAGTTTTTTCTTGCTTGATTTTATTTTATTCTTTTTAGCATTTTCCTCGGTTACCACAAATCCACCACCTATGCTATAATAAATTCTAGTTGCGACTTCGTCTCCGTCTACATACGCATAAAACTTTATTCCGTTGGGATGATACGGAAGTTTTTTCTTTTTATTGAAAATTATATCATCGTTTGTAAATTTGATTTTGCGAATTCCACCAAGTTTTAATTCACCGTCAAGTGAATCAACTTCATTTAACTGCCTTTGTTTTACTTTATCCGCCGAGTAGTTCATTAACCCAAGTTGAATTGCTATTGGTGTTCCGTGACCAGCACCTGTTAATGCAAGTGAACCGAACAATTCAATTTTAATCGAATCAACTTTCCCAAATACTTTTTTATGTTTTAGAAAAGTGACGAACTTACGAGATGCAGTAATTGGTCCTATAGTATGTGAACTAGAAGGACCAATTCCTATCTTGAAAAATTCAAGAACACTATACATTATTCAAGAAACTTGAATGTACCACCAAGAATTTTCTTTGCGAAAGAATAATTCTTTTTATCGTTATTGTTGCTCATTCCATTGAAGTTGTTTTTGATTTTGATTTTTGCTTCACTAAAAACCACATCCATCAACTCAAGATATTCAGTTGCTTTTTCAGGATCATCTTTGATCATGCTATCAATACGCAATGCACACGCAGATATTACAAACAATTCTGTTCCGATTTCAGTCAAACGACCAAGAAGCATTTGTTGTTTGTCTAATGAAGGACCATATCGTGCCATTGAATGAAAAAGTTTTCTGCTTAATTTCTTGCTTGTTCTTGAAACATAACGAAGATACTTTTTAACAGAACTATTTACTCCAGACGGACCTGAATTGAAAGTTGGTAACCATTGTTTTGGATACCAAGTTGCGTAATGTATTCCTGCTCCTATAGCAGCCTTTAAACGCACCATCAAAGGTAATCGTGAATCTAAAACTGCTCCGGCTGCTTTGAGGTGTGGATCAAGTGCTTCACGTGCTAAAAGCAGACGCATAATTTCACTTGAACCTTCAAAAATCATATTGATACGGCAATCACGCAAATATCTTTCCACAGGAATTGGGTCTGCTCCACGATCACGAAGTGAGTCAGCAGTTTCATAACCACGACCACCACGAAGTTGCATCGTTTCATCGGCAACTTTCCATGCTTCTTCTGTTCCCCACATTTTGCACATTGCAGATTCAACACGAATATCTGCTTTCTTGCCATCCACTAAACTTGATGTAAATAAAACAATACTTTCAGTTGCAAAACTTTTGGCTGCAATCTTTGCAATTTTATCTGCGATTGCTTGGTGCTTACCAATAACACATCCCCATTGTTCACGGGTTGATCCCCATTCACGTGAAATCTTTAAACAACTACGCATAAGTCCCACACAAGCAGCTGGTAATGTAAGACGACCTGTATTCAATGTACTAAGTGCTACTTTGAGTCCTTTGCCTTCTCCTGCTACTAAATTCTCTGCCGGTATCTTTACATCGGTAAATCTTACAACACCATTGTATAGTGCTTTAAGACCCATAAAACGACATCTATTAACCACTTCTACACCAGGTGTATCCATATCAAGAATGAATGCTGAAATACTTTTTCGCATTTTGCCTTTGATTTCTGTATCAGGTGTTCTTGCCATCACAATAATAACACTTGCTTTAACTCCGTTGGTACACCAAAGTTTTTCTCCGTTTAATACATAATGAGTTTTATCTTCCGACAATTCTGCATAAACATTCATTTGAGCAGGATCAGAACCTACGGTTTCTTCAGTCAACGCAAATGCACTAATTTCACCTTTACCAAAACGAGGAAGATGCTTTTTCTTTTGTTCATCTGTTCCGAAAAGCAATAGTGGTTGAGGAACACCGATACTTTGATGTGCTGATACCAATGCAGTAATATTACCACACACTTCTCCTAATCTCATTGCCGCTCTTGAGTAGTTGGTTTGTGACAATCCACGACCACCATATTCAGTTGGAATTTTAATTGCAAATGCACCAATCTTTGCGAGTTCTTCAAATACTTTGTCAGGAATTTCTCCTTCACGATCAATTGCATCTGCATCAACGTGTTTATCTATTACTTCATTTAGTTGTCCAAGAAAAACATCTCCTTTTGCTTTATCTTCATCTTTTTGTTTTGGAAACGGATAAATCAAATCGTAGTTTGCTTCTCCTGTGAACAATCCACCACTAAAACTTTTTACACCCTTTTTACCTTTATCTCTTGCAGCTTCAGCTGCTTCCAAGGCATCTGCTTTACCCTTGGACATTTTTGACGTATCTATTTCACTCATAATTATTTTTCTCCGTAGAATTTTTTATTTTTGTTTGCGTGTTCAATCAACAATTCGCATGGTTCAAAGTATTTGCTTTTTGTTGCAAGTTTATTAAGTTTTTTAACAACTTCACCTGCACCAAGATTATCACAATACGAAATAGGTCCTCCACGAAACGGAGCCCAACCTGTTCCCATTATCATACCAAAATCAACATCTTTTGGACTTTCTACAACTTTTTCTTGTAAACAACGAATTGCTTCATTGACCATAATTAAAATTAATCTATCAACAATTTCTTCGTTTTCACAATCGTTGTTAAAGTTATCATTCACCGGAACATCACACACACCCTTGGATTTTCCATTTGAGTATTTGTAAAATCCTTGTCCAGATTTCTTTCCAAGATTTCCTTCTTCAATCATTCGTCTAAGAAGATTACTATTTGGAAACTTCGTTTCAAGACGATTCAGTAGATCATCGGCAACGTGTTGACATACATCACCACCCACTTCGTCAATCAAACGAAATGGTCCCATTGGCATTCCGAATTTACGAAGAAGTTTGTCGGTATGTTCTATGTTAACTCCGTGATTTGCTAAATTTACTGCTTCAATTAAATAAGGCATCAAAATACGATTTACCAAAAAACCAGGTGAATCTTTTACGATCACAGGAAGTTTACCTGTTTTCTTTACAAACTGAGTTGCTTTAAGAATCGTTTCTTCACTTGTACATTCTCCACGAACCACTTCCACCAACTTCATTTTGTGAACAGGATTAAAATAATGTATTCCAACCACTCGTTCTTTGTGTTGCATTTTATCAGCAATATCAACAATACTTAATGCTGATGTATTTGTTGCTAAAATTGTATCATCACGAACAAGTGTTTCAAGTTCCACGAATAAATCCTGCTTGATTTCAAGTTGTTCAATCGCAGCTTCTACCACCAAGTCAATGTTCTTCATTGGCAATGACTCTGTGATTGGTGTAACATTATCTAATTTACTTGATGCTTCTGCTTTGGTCATTACTCGTTTCTTAACAGCTGCTGAGTACAACTTGTTTATGCTTGCAATACCTTTTGCTACAAACTCTGGCTTAATATCCTTGAGCAATACTTTAATTCCTCTTGAACTAATCCATTGTGCGATGCCTGCACCCATAACTCCAGCACCTATAACTGCCGTATTAGTAACTTTGAAATCTTTATCACTTTTGGTTTTCTTGCTTCTTTCTTGTAAAAAGAAAATATTAACCAAGTTGTTTGCTACATCAGAAGTCAAAAGTTCTGCGAATGCTTGCTCTTCAAGTTTCAAAGACTCTTGGTGACTTACACTCAAACCATTTATCATTACATCAATTGCTTTTAATGGAGCAGGATAAACTCCACCTGTTAATTTCATTACATTCTTAATTGCTTTTGATTTGGCAATATATTTTAATGGAAAACGATTTAGTGTATGTTTTTTGTATTTCTTTTTTCCGTTGTGTAATAACGATTTAGCTGCTGAATCTAAATATTCTTTATACACAAGTTTGTCCACCATTTTATATTTGTATGCCAATTTTGGTACGACAACCTTTCCACCGAGAATGATATTCATAGCATTCGCAATTCCAATCATTCGTGGTAAACGAGTTGAACCACCCCACGCAGGAAGAATACCAAGCATCGTTTCAGGTAGACCTATCTTTGTACTTGAATCTAAAGTTGCTACACGATGATCACACGCAAGAGCAAGTTCATATCCACCACCAACACACGCACCATTTATTGCAGCCACAGTTGGTATACACAGATTTTCAATTCTATCAAAAATTTGTTGACCTAGTTTAATCAAATATGAAATACGTTCAGGTGTAGGATCATCTGCAAATGATTTTAAGTCGGCACCTGCGATAAAAATACTTGGTTTAGCACTTTTGAAAATAACACCACGAAAATCTTTTTGATTATTTTCAATAAATGTTAATTGTTCATCAAGTTCCACAAACATATTTTCATTGAATACATTTGCACTTGAGTTTTCTTGGTCGAAAATGATAGTAACGACTTCATCGTGTTGTTCTCGTTTAATTGAGTTGCTCATATTAATCTCTTTCTAAAATGATTGCTCCACCTTGACCACCACCGATACAAAGTGAAATTAATGCTCGTTTACCACCACGACGTTCAAGTTCCTTTAAAGTAGTAAGTGCAATGCGTGATCCACTTGATCCAACTGGATGACCAAGAGCAATTGCTCCTCCATTGACATTCAATATTGAATCATCAACTTCACCCAAGTCTGTGGTTTTTTTGAGTTGTTTACAAACTGCAAGAACTTGAGCAGCGAATGCTTCATTGATTTCAATTAAATCAAAGTCATCAAGTTTATATCCTGTTTCTTCGCATACTTTCTGAATTGCATAAACTGGACCAAGACCCATTCGTTCAGGATCACATCCTGCGTATGCGTATGCTGAAATTCTGCCTAGTGGATTCCAATCGTTTTGTTTTACTGCTTGTTCATCTGCAATCAGTAACGAAACTGCTCCGTCTGTAATTTGTGATGCATTACCAGCAGTTACCGTTCCTTGCTTTCTATCAAACACAGGTTTAAGTTTTTCTAAAGCACCCATACTTTGTTCACCACGAATTCCATTGTCTGCATCAACAAATGTTCCGTTTGTGAAATAAAATGGGGAAATTTCCGATGACATTTTTTCTATTGCCACAAATGCTTTTAAATGAGATTCCAATGCAAATTTATCTTGATGATATCGTGTTACTCCACTTTCTCTTGCAATCAATTCAGCAGTTTCACCCATATTCATTCCAACGGTTATGTCACTCAATCCGAGTCGCAAACTAATTATTGGTGCGAAATCTTTTGGTCGGAAACTTAATACCGTATGTAGACGATCCCGAAATGTTCTGCATTTACTAAGTTGTGTAAATTTATCAACTGCACTTTTGCGATATAAAAATGGTGCCTGTGTCATATTCTCAGTTCCACCACTTAAATATACACTTCCTCTACCTGCGTTTATTTTATCATGTGCCTGTGTGATGGATTCAAATCCACTTGCACAATTGCGATGCACCGTGTAAGCAGGAACACTTTTAGGTACTCCTGATTTGAGTGCAATTACTCTTGTAATATTTGCAGTATCTGCCGGTTGACAAACACACCCCATTACACTTTCATTTATTATACTTGGATCAATGTCCATATTCGCAAATAGTGATTTTGTGGCAGAAATCCCAAGGTCTGCCGCTGATGTATTTGCGAATGTTGTACCCATCTTACAAAAAGGTGTGCGAGTACCATCTACTAGATATACTTTTTTATTCATAATCGTTACATTATATATAACACAATTTTATACATATCGTCAACTATATAACGAATATAATTGCAGTAGGGTTTATATTAATTTAGAAAATGTTTTTCTATAACATGAATCCATATTCCGATTGAATCAACAACCACGAAATAAAACGCAAGAGCTGCCAACCAATACATTTTTCTTCCTGCGAAAAAGATGATACTTAAAAAATTAACAATCGCAAAAACAACAAACCCCCAACCGATCAATTCAGGAAAAGGAAGTATTCCTCCTCCTATCATTCCTAATATTGCAATGACTATTTCAAATTGTTTGTCGTGTGTTGCTTTTGCCATGAATCAAATCCAAGTTTTTTTAAATCTGCAAGCAATTCATCTGAAATTTCAATTCCGTTTTTATGAACCTCGACTGAGGTATTATATTCAACTTCACCAGGAATTAAAATTTCTTCACCTTTTTTATGTTTGCTTGATTTTATTTCACGCATCACATCACCAACATTTTTTTTGAAATCTTCTAAGTCTGCAAAGTTTTCAGGATCAATACAAATAAAAAAATGACCAATATCATAATTCGGATTTTTTGTATCTCCTTCATACAGACCACTTAGTTTGCTCATATAAGCACCACTTTGAAATGCAGAACACATTAATTCTATTGCAATACTTAAACCAGAACCTTTATGTCCTCCGATGGGTGTTAAGGCTGCGATTCCACGTTCTAACCACCTCAGTGATCTTTCAAATGTAAGATTTTGATTATCTGAAACTATCGCACAATTTGGTACATAACTATCAGGAGTTTTTCTTGCCATCAGTTCCAAATCACCTCGTTGATAAACTGATGTTGCACAATCGATGCTAAACGGAAACTTTTCATCGGAAGGAAATGCTATTGCGTATGGATTAGTTCCCATTTTTGGTTCAATCCCGTTGAGTGGAGCAACTGCGGGACGAGCATTTGTAAAACTCATTCCTACTAAATTATGATCAGTTGCATAACGACTATAATAACTTGCAATTCCGTAATGTGAAGAATTTCTAACTGCAACACAACTTATTCCATGTTCTTGCGTTTTTGCGATTGCTTGATTCATCGCATACTTTCCGACAATCTGACCAAGAGCATTATGACCATCAATCGTTACACAAGCTTTGTTGTCACGAACAATCTCAGGAGTCGCATTTACATCAATTACACCATCTTTAATTCGTTTTACATAATACCCAAGTCTACTTAATCCATGTGACTTGAATCCAAGTTCATCTGCACTTATTAATACATCTGCACATATATTTGAATATTTGCTTGGTACTTTGTTTTTTTCAAACACCCAGTTCGCAAATTCAATTGCATCTTTAAGTTTTATTTTCATTTTGTTCTTTTGATTTTCTGATCTCACGTGCTTTTCTGATTTTTCTGCGAACATACGGTTTTAAAAAGTAATGACCAATAAATCCTTTGATCGTTGGTCTTCCCACTTGTACTCTTAATTTATTTTCGTACCTTGTCATGGGGCAATCAAGCACTCTCGAAAATGAAATTAATATAATAAACGAACATAAAGGTAAGCATATATACCACGGATATCCAAATGGAGTAACTCCCTGGAACGCAAGTATAAAAAATGCACTAAAGTTGCCAATTACAACTGCCCAATGTAATAAAACTACTACAAGTAGTTTAAGATGACGCAGTGGATTGGTTGGTAAAAATCTAAGAAACCTCTTTTCGTCAGATGGTTGGGTTATATTAGAATCAGTTGTCATATAGAAATAAATATAAAAACTAGTCTGTTTTATTTTCTATTTTCTCTAAATTTTCGTTTAACCAATGTGTGTGCCAATCGTTTTTATGATGGCAAATCCAAGACCACCTTGCTTTGTCTTTGCCTACATCTTCTCCGACTTTTTCAGATTCAATCCATTTATGCTTATTAATTTCATTGGTTTCATCTACAACATGACGGTAGTATAAACTTCGTTCGTATAGCTCTTGGTCGTAATCCACTAACTATATATATGTACATACCAATTAAAAATCGTCAACTAATGCAGATTCATCCTGATAATCAATAACTCTTGTTTCAAAAAAGTTCTTTTGCTTGCGAATATCAATAACTTCACTCAACCAAGGAAACGGATTGTTATCACTATCATAACGGTATTTCATATTTAGATTTTCCAATCTACGATTTGCGATGAACTGCATATACTCAACAAACATTTCAGAATTTAATCCAAGAATACCTCTTGGTAATACATCTTGTGCGTATGAAATTTCAAGTTCAACTGCTCGTTTCAAAACTTCTGTCAACTCAGTTTCAAATTTGTCGGTCATTAAATCAGGATTTTGTTCTCGTATTTTATTCAGCAGAGTTGTTCCAAACTTGATGTGAATACTTTCATCACGAAGTGTATATTGAATTTGTTCTGCGATACCTGGTATTTTATCACTTAGTGCGAGTAACATTGCAAATCCACTGAAAAAGAATGTTCCTTCGCACACAACCCAATATGTAAATGCAGCTTTGTACAACTCTCGTTTTCCTTCAATGGTAGACGTATCAATATTTGCTTCATTTAATCCACCCGTTACCTGTATAAGGAAATCATCTTTTGCTTTGATAGATGGAACCGTTTGATATGCTTCATATACCTCACCTATATCCAAGTCTAAACTATCACATATGTAGACTACAGTGTGATTGTGCAAACACTCTTCATACATCTGTCTTGCCATATACTGCCTACATTCAGGATCAGTAATATACTTGGACAATGTCATAAGATTATTTGCAACCAAACTTTCACTTCCTGCAAAGAAACCAAGACATCTTTTGATAACTAAACGTTCATCTTCACTTAATGCTTCATCGGGTGATGATTTCCAATTTTGAACATCTTTTGTCATCGGCACATCAGTTGGCATCCAGTTATTCTTGACACCTTGTTCATACAGATCCCACGCCCATTTATGTTTATGAGGCAGAATTTGATTTACTCCCTCTGTTTCTTTTCCTAGTAGTTCTCCAGTTTTCATAATATATATAACGATTTAAGTTTCAATAAAGTTTATAAAGATTTCAAATTTTGTTGTTTTAAACGATAAACAAGAAATCCAAAAATAACAAGACCAACAAATGGTAATACATAATACCAGTTAACAACAGATTCATCTGATGTATTAGTTTGTGTTTTGATCGGTGTCGGTGGGGGTGTCTCGTTAACCGAGGTGATCGGTGGTGTGAGTTGAGAAACAACCGTATCAACATCTGTGGATGTTGTGTTCGGTGTTATTTGCTTGGGTACTCCCAGTGCACCACTATTTGAGTTCAGCAATGTATCTTTTATACCACACGATGTAAGTGTGGTTACGCATAATATTGTTAATAGATGTTTCATATATAATTCTCCTTATTTAAAGAATCAATATACCACATTTTATTGAATACGTAAAGTAATTAAATTATTTCTTGTCGTGACAGAGACACCCACACTTGTTATCTTCACAACATGAAGTAAAAAAACATTTTATTTTACAAATTATTTTTTTCAAACATTTCATTTACATAAATATCAAATTTAGTGATTAAAGTCACGACATTCGCATTTTTTTATTTTACAATTGGGATTTATCATACCTGCTCGTTTGAATGTAAGTTTTACAAATTCCTCAAAAAAGAAGACATAAGCAGCTGCATCATAGTTGGCCATTGCTATTGAAGTTTCTTTTTCGTATATTCGCATCCACTTGGTATATTCATCAAATTTATCAGGATCGTAATGAGGTCCTTTCAAATCGTATTGATGAATCAGTACTGCTAAATTTAATTTATTTTTTGTTAATGTTGCAAGTTTTGCAATATCTTTAGAAAACTTTGCTTTTTCTTGTTTTTCTTTTTCGTATGCTTCGTATGATGCTTGTAATCTTGGATCGATGATATCCATCCAAGATTTACCGTTGTTTATATACCCATTACCCTCGGCACATATTAGCACCAATGGTGATAAAACAGATAATATAAATGTAACAATTACCAAACAAACAACAATTTGCATTGTTATCGGTGGTCAATTTTATATGTATTCATTCCGTCAAATGGTCGTGTTTTTAGTTCACGTTCAAACTCATTTGATTGATTAAATCCATTCAGTAATTTGTCATTAAAATTATACTCAGTTTTTATTCTATATGGAAATGCTGATTCGACTGAATATTCATCATCGTCATCGTCATCATCGTTGCGAATGATACCCGAATCTTCTATCTGCATACCAAGAATGTCTTCCATACTCGGCATTTCCTCTTTTGGATCAATTGCCCATAAGATATTATTTTTTTCAGTCCATCTAATCATTCTTCGTACAGGAACCATCAAATTGAATCCTTCACCTGCACCCCGTACAATCATACCAACATACTTTCCGTTTTGTAAATAAACTCCTCCACCTGAACTACCCGGAAATGCAGTAACTGTTGTTTGGTCGTATTCATATTTATTAAGTGTTCTTCCTACTTGAGATATAATACCAGTCGTCATTGAATTCGCACCCATCTGCCCAAGCAACGATCCAACATGAAACAAACTCGTACCAATTGGAACAATGCCATCGTTTGATTCACTTAAATTAAATTCTACTCCACTTTTTGCATAATCCGTTGCTCGTACCATCAACAACGCAAGATCATGACCATCATCAGCATTGGAATATTTAATGACCTTGGCATCCATTTTCATTTCACCAACTCGTCTTCCTTTTTCTACGAGTTCTTTTACAATAGATGCATCATCAAATTCAACAATTTTACGAGGTGACCCCTTTTCAATAACACTTCTTACGTTTCTAAGGTTATCAACTACATGAGCCGCAGTCCAAACAAATGTAACTTTTTTTCCATCAATTTCACGAATAATCATTGCACCAGATCCTTCTGAACTACTACGATTTGAATTTGATTTAATAGTTACAGATACATCTTGTAAATGATCAGCAACTTCACGAACTTGTTTTGCACTTGGAGCTCCTGTTGAAATGTTAATTGAAAGTGCCGATAAGGCCACTACTAAAAGAAGTTTGCTTGCGTTCATGTTGAAATATCCTCCTGGATGAGATTAATAATATATTTATATATATTAACCCAAACGCACTTTTAGGTCAATGTTTAATGTCTATTGACAACTTTCGCATATTTCACCACGCATTTTTGCTTCTAAACTACACAATGATGGTTCAGTTGATTCTTGTGGATTTTCTGTATCTGGATTCTCTGCATTGTGTTCGTCTACATTTGATCCAGTTGATTTTTCAATTGCACTTGCCGCCAAATTGCGTAAATAGTAAGTTGTTTTCAATCCACTTTTCCATGCGTGTGTATAAATGTCGTTCAAAAACTTCATGCTACTTTTGTCGTTGTAAAGATTCAAACTTTGACCTTGATCAATCCACTTTTGACGAGCAGCCGCACAATCAATTAATTTGAATTGATCTTGTTGAAATGCAGTAACATACTTTTCTTTTATCCATTGAGGAATTGAACCATTGAGTTTGCCAAGATCACCATCAACGGTTTTAACTAAATTGGCAAGTTCTTTTGTCCAAATTCCTTCTGCTTTCATATCATTAACAAAGTATTCGTTCATCATTGTAAATTCACCACTTAAAGTAGAGTATACAAAAATAACACCAAAGTTTGGTTCAATGCTTTGTGAACATCCTGCAATGTAACTAATTGTTGCAGTTGGTGCAATTGCCATTGTATTTGAATTACGCATTCCTTGTTTGGCAACTTTCTTTTTTAGTTTGTCCCAATTTTTTCTAAGATTTACCTCATCGGAATTTCCACGAAGTTTCATAACTTGTTTCCAGGTATCAATTGGAAATGTTCCTTGATCCCATAGACTTCCCGTGTATGATTCGTAAGTTTCTTTTTCTACTGCCATATCAGACGAAGATTCAATTGCGAAATAAGAAATGTTTTCATAAATTTCATCCGAAATACGAATTGCATCATCACTTCCGTAGTTGACACTAAACTCGTAAAACATATCATGCCAACCCATTGTTCCTAATCCAACAGGACGATGAGTCATATTACTTTTACGTGCTTCTTCTGTTGGATAATAATTTAGATCAATAACATTGTCTAACATACGCATTGCCATTTTGGTGCTTTTTTCTAATTTATCATAATCAATAAATTTTTCACCATTTTTATCTACACCGACGTGTCGTTTCAAATTGATGCTTGCCAAATTACAAGTTGCAGTTTCTCCGTATTCTTTAACGGTGCGTGTGCCATCATCTGCGTGAATAGTTGGTTTGGTATGAAGAAGAATCTCTGTACACAAATTACTGCTATGTACAGTTCCTACGTGCTGATTACTATACCTAATGTTACTTGGGTCTTTGAAGGTTACCCACGGATGTCCCGTTTCAAAAATACTTTTCAACATTTTCTTCCAAAGGTCTTTTGCTTTGAGTTCACGAAACACATTCAATTCTCCGTCTTGACCTTTTTTAACATATTCCCAATATTTTGTTTCAAATGCTTCACCGAAAGTTTCGTGTAATTCAGGAACTTCATTTGGACTAAATAAATACCAAGGACCATCTGCTTCTACTTGTTTCATAAACAAATCAGGAATCCAATTTGCAGTATTCATATCATGACAACGCATTCTATCATCACCTACAGATTTTCTTAATGCTAAAAAGTCTTCAATATCAGAATGCCATGTTTCAAGATAAGCACATCCTGCACCTTTCCGTTTTCCACCTTGATTTACTGCAACGAGCATATCATTGTAAAGTTTCCAAAAGTATACCGGTCCTTGATTGATTCCATTTGTTCCTTTGATGTAACTTCCTCTTGCACGGAAATTAGTGATATCAAAACCAAGACCACCTGCGAATTTGCTTTTTCTTGCTTCTTGCCAAATGCCATCAAAAATTCCATCAATAGAATCATCAAAGGTATTTAAATAGCAACTACTAAGTTGACTATGAGTTGTTCCACTATTAAACAAAGTTGGAGTAGAACTTACTACATCAAAACAACTAAGAGTTTCATAAAACTTTAATGCGTATGCTTGACGATCTTCTGGTTTCTCATTCAACGCAAGACCCATTGCGATACGCATCCACATTGCTTGTGGAGTTTCCATGCGACGTCCTTCTATATGTAAAAGATAACGATCATAAATTGTTTGAATACCGAGATACTTCCAATCTTTTTCTCTATCAATATTAAGTTTTGCACTAAGTTCACGCAAATCAAAACTTTCAAGAAGTTCTTCATTGAGAATTTCTTCACGAACTAATCTACGCATATTAGTAATAAAACTTTTACGATACTGAAGTTCAAACGCATCACTATCCACTCCTTCACCGAATACTTCTTTGTAAATTGTATTAAGAAGCATTCTCGCAGCCATATAAGCATAATTGGGTTCAAACTCAATTTTAGACCTCGCACTCATAATAAGAGATTTATCGATCTCAGTTGTTGTAACTTTATCGTACAACTTTATCTTGGCATCAATTAATACCTCACTTGCACTTACATTGTCAAGATTCTTTGATGCACGTTCGGCACATTCGTTGATTTTATCAACATTAAAATTTTCGAGTCTTCCGTTGCGTTTTTTTACTTTCACTTGTAACCTTTTTGTTTGAATTTTATATTAACATTATAATTTAATTATATAAATGTATTCACGAAATTCTTTCGTAAAAATACATACTATATATACAGAATTTTTTACCCAATATCCGACACATCTTCGTTATTATATGATTTTTTGTTGTTCATTTGGTCGTACTTGGATTTAAGAAGATTCTTTGCGCCATTATCAGAATCATTCATTTCCACCATTATTTCCGCACCCTTTGTACTTTTTTCATCATATATTTCAATGACACCCGAAGACGTGTCAACTCTACTTGGAAATGTCAAACCATCGGGTCCAAACCGATTTTTAATGACATGAAATCTACCTGTGTTACTGACTTTGTCAGCTGCTTTTCTTGATAAACTTATCACGAAATCTGCCGTCATTATTTTCCGATAACTATCTGCAACTTTTTGTGCTTCAATAATATTATCTTCTAACGATGAACGACTTGCTTGTGATGCAGTCCACACAGGTACTCCGAGTTCGCCCGCAAGGCCTCGGAGATCCTCATAAATTCCTCCTTGCTCAACATAACTGTTGGCATTATTTCCGTGATTACCTGGAGATAAAATATCTGCATAATCAATCACGACCATATCAACAGGATACCCCATTGTATTTGCTAAACTTGCATGAGCAAGAATTGTACTCACTCCCACACTTTTTGTTGGATATTCTTTAATAAGAAGTTTTCCTTTGATGTTTGCTACAACATTTTTTACAGTTTCTTCATGTTCAATAATATCTTGAAACGGAATACCTGTAAAACAACTATCATAACGAAGTCCTACATAGCACTCGTTAAGTTCCATTGTATAATGTAAAACATTTTTGCCAAGTTTCATTGCTGACTTACCAAGAGAAGCAAGACACCAACTTTTTCCTCCACCGGCACTACTAATAATAACTCCCAACTCACCTGGGCCCAAACCTCCGTTTGTTAAATCATCAATTACATCCCATCCAGTGGCCACAGTGTCACGTGCAGTTTCTGACATTCTAAGTTCAATATCACGTGCATAATCGTGACCCATATCACGTGCAGTTCCTGCTTTTAATGCATCGTCAACAACTCGTTTGATTGAATCGTATTGACCGCCTTTAAGAAAGTCAACACTTTGCATAATTGCATTTTTCAACTTTTGATTTTTACAAAAGTCTAAAAATTCGTTTTTAACAAACTCAGTATCATTTAAATCAACTTGTGTAAATATATTTCTTAGTTGATCAACAATTGCAGCCTTTAAAGAATCAATCCCTACATCATCACATTTTATTTTAAATACATCTAATGTTGCAGTCTTTTTGTATTTTTGATGATGCGTTAAAATTTCATCAACAATCCATTGGTGTGCTTCACTTTCCCAATACTCTGTTTCAATGATATCGTGGGTTCTATCCAAGAATTTTTTATCATCAATTAAAGCACGAATTGTTTTACTTTGAAATGCAGTTCCAAACTTTTGTAAGGTATCTACATTATTATTATTAGTCTCCGTCATATTTAATAAACTTTATCAGATGATTCTAAATGAATCAAGTCTATTTATAAAAAAACTACGAATTACTTGTAATTGCATAGTTGTTCAAAATGGTCCAAGTTTCCATAAGCCAGTTATGGTGATTAGGAAACGCAGCCCAAAGTTGATCTTCTGCGAACTTTTTACTAAATTCAAATTTATTAAGTTCAGTAACAGGAGAATCTACATGATCAAATATTTTCGTTTGCATACTCGCTGGAAGAATACTATCTTTCAATTGCATCAAATCATAATTTCGTTTTAGCAGTTGTTGAGTATCATCTTTTAAAAATTTTTTATACAAAGGCATTTCTTTGAGTTTATTTTCTGAAATTTTTATTAAATCTTCCCTGCTTAACGATTGTTCAGTTGCGAGTTCCGGAAAAGCAGTTTTAAGTTTCTTTTCACCTACACCTTTAATTCCATCTATGTTATCCCCACGATCACCATCAATTGTTCTATACAATAGAAAATTATTTGGATGAATTCCGTACTCATGTGATACTTTGTCAGGAGTATAAACGGTTCTTTTAGTTGGACTATAAACAGTTACATCATTATCTACCAACTGAAGAAAATCTTTGTCGGTACTCATTATAGTACATTTCTTACCGAGACCACTGTAATATGATCTTGCTAATAATGCCATAACATCATCTGCTTCTACATTGTCCATGCATATAGTAGTAACAGGAAGCATATTAAGATATTGTATCAACTTAACTATCTGATACTTCATTGAACTTGATTCTTCGGTTTGATCTAAATCTAAACTCAATGCACGATTTACACGAAACCGAACATTTTTTTTCATTTTATAGTCCGGAAACAGTTTTCGCCTACGAGCAGAACCACCCTTTCCATCAAATACAACAATACATCGTGTTGGTTTTCTAAGTCGTATTGCGTGTCCTATACTTTTGAGGAAACCAGTGTAACCACCTATGTGGTCTCCGTTGTCATTCGTGGTTGGGTACATACTCCAAACACGCATAAATGTGTTCATACCATCAATTAAAAGAGCATCGGAGTTTATGTTTCTATCTGCATCTAACTCAGATTTTTGCTCTTCTGAAAATTCCTGAAATAAGCTAAATATTTTATTATTGCTCATTTGAAACTGATGCTAATTCAGCATCTTCAATTTCAGCATTATCAGTAAACTCAACATCTTCGTCCACTACACTATTTGCTGATTGATATTCCATGACCATGCTATCACATATGTGTTTATACAATTCGTTTTTTAAATCAATGTCTTGAATCAATGCAGGAAATTCCTTTGCCATAAACTTATAGTCTTTTCCCTTGGAATCTGTAAATGAATAATATGAACCACCTTGTTTAAATATTTTATGTGTTTTTAATGTGGTTATCCAACTTCCAACATCATCAACTCCTCGGTTAAAATAAATTTCAAATGCAGCCTTTCGTTGTGGAGGACCCATTCTGTTTTTTACAATGGTTGCTTCGCACTTTCCACCAATAACTTCCGTGGTTGCACCTTTTTTAATCTGCCCCATACTTTTAAGACGAATACGAACACTAGCATGAAATGCAAGTGCTTTACCACCACTCGTGGTCCACGGATCACCAAACATAACTCCCATCTTTTGACGAAGTTGGTTAGTGAATACCAATGCGATTTGTTGTCTACCGATTGTGGAAGTCAACTTACGCATTGCTTTACTAATTAAAATTGCTTTGGTTGTTGCATAACCATCTTTTGCATAATCGGCTGCCATTTCAATTTTAGTTGATGCAGCTGATACACTATCTGTTACAATCGTTACAAGTTTATCTTTGTTGCTTTTGCGAATAGTTGCGATGATGTTATCAATCGTTGCAAAAATGTCTTCTACGGTGTCTACATGAACATACAATAACTTGTCGGTATCAACACCTATTGCTTTTAAATACTCAACTGATACACTTGTCTCGGTATCAATTAATACCGCAACACCTCCCTTCTTTTGAGTTTCCGCAAGAATGTGTCCAGATACTAAACTCTTTCCACTTTGTTCAAGGCCTGTAAGTTCTGTGATTCTTCCGACAGGAATACCACCATTGGGACGATTGGATATGGCAAGATCAAGAAGACTACTTCCTGTTGGAATCCAATCAGAAATTAACGAAGGATCATCACCCTCACTTAAAAAGAACGCAACTTTGCCTTCATCTTTATATGCAGTATTTAAACTATCTGCGAGAACACTTGCCAAGTCATCGGACTTGCTTGCTACTTTTACTTCTTTTTTCTTTGCCATATTTTAATAATTTTTATTTTAGGAACCTGTGTGGTAGGGAGTTGCCCTACCACACATACAGTTCTTTGTTTTTTTCTTCTTTAAGACTTGAACAACTCTTCAAAAGCAGCCTCAACATCTTCCGTGGAAGTTGCGTTTGGTTTACTTTGTTCAGAAGTTGCACTTGCAACTTTTGGTTGCTTTACTTCTGTCTGTGTTTCTTCAACCACCACTTCATCGGATGACACCGACTCAGCAGGAGGAGCATCTTCTTCAGATTCTCCACTCACCCATTTTTCAAGTGCGTCTTTCAAATCATCGTAACTGAGTTCTTGGTAGATTTCAGTAATTTCTGCTTGATTGTTAGCAACTCCGTCAGCAATATTTTTGTTGTCGGATACAGATGATGTGTTTGGTTTAACACGAATGTTAGTCTTTGGAAATGAACGACCAGCCTCTTCAGCAGAAAGAAATTCAATTGTAATGTCTCTTCCGTTGATTGGGTCGGTAATGTCTCCATAATCGGGATCTGCGATGACACCTAGTAGTTCTTGGTAAACCTCTTTACCAAATCCCCAAAAACGAACTCCTTCTGCTTCTTCACCACGAACGATGACAGGAACGAAAGTTCTCATCTTTGGCATTAGGGAACGTCCCATGCGATAATCATCTTTGTCTCCACTGCGAGTCAACTTTTCTGCAAACTCTACGATTGGGTCAGGACGACCAAATGACTTGGGAGAAAGATAAGTCCGATTGTTGATTCCGTAGTGGAAGAACAACTCGATAAACGGATTATCTGGTTGATGCTTGTAAGGCACGATACGAACCTGTTGCTTGCCAGGTTGGGGTTTCCATTGATAATTCTTACGATTGTTGCTCTGAGAGAGGTTCGTAAGTTTTGCTTTGATTTTGTCTAGGTCAATTGCCATTTTTTATTCCTTAGTTTTTATTGTTTTTATTGTTTAATAATATTCTTAATATAATACTATCCACATCGACATTAGTCAATAAGAATTATATTTATTAAGAATTTTTTCCGTGATTTTCAACGAAATCGTAAAATTCAGCTGCAGTTGCTAAAACATCCTGCGTAGTTGGAAGTGGTGGAATTTCGTATGGAATTTTCTCAAATGAAGCACTATCTTTTGCTTCATTGTTTTCCATATGCCAAGAGTCCCAAACCATCTCTTTTGCGTTTTTTAGTACCTCCAATCGAATGCCGTAGGCATTTAGATTTAAATCTTTACTACTCATTTTTTAAATTGTTAATTGTTAATTGTTAATATTTTTAAAGCATTGTTTGTGCTTATATATAAATATATTCTAACTCAATTTTGTGTCGTTTTCAAGGCAAATATTTGAACTATTTTTGAAATATTCGTTCGGTAGAAATACGAACAGCATCTGCATTAATATCACATCCGATAAAGTTACGATTCAACGACTTGGCAACTGCCAATGTAGTACCACTTCCACAATAAAAATCTGCAACTACATCGTTTTCATTGCTACTTGCTTTTATAATTCTTTCTAAAATCTTAGGATGTTTCTCGCTATAGTAGTTTGTTGCCTTCTTAACTTTTAAACCAGATGGAATATCATCCCAAACATTTGTAGGTATCGTTCCAATTTTTAATTTCTCTTCGGTGATGTTGGGTCTGTCTTGTTTTTTGCTAATAACAGATTTATATGGAACTCGGATATCAAGATCATTAAACACGAATTCGTTGGATTTTGTATACACTATAATGTAATCGTGTTTTTTTGCAAACTCTCGTTTGCCACGACCACCTATATTAAACTTTACTACAATTTGATTTCTGAAATTTTCATATCCAAACACACCATCCATTAAAACTCGTATCCAATGAACTATGCGTAAATCCATTTGCAAATAAATTGTTCCGGTTGATTTCAATACTCGTTTCATTTCATGTAAACGAGGAATATAATGAGCATCTATTGTATGTCGTTCAGCCGGTAAATCTTGATAATCTTTAAACTTTTTACCTGTTCCATATAAAATGTCACAATAAATTAAATCTATAGACTCGGTATCTAATCTACCAAGTAACTCTAAATTATCTAATTGATATATTTGATTTGTGCTTGGACTCACTTATCAAATCTTACCACCCTCGAATCGTTTCATTTCTCCATTGCAATAACGATAACGAACTTCAACTTCAACAGTTTCTTTTGCATTGCCATATCCCTCAGAGTCTACATCATATGTAAGGATATTAATAGGTTTTTTGATAATCTCATGTAGATATGCCATAGTACCCGTTGCGTATTTGATATCTAACGGTCTTCCATCAAAATCGTGTCGTAGTAAAATTTCTGTGTTTTGATATTTCATATTCTCCATGTAAATAACAGGTCGCCCCATATTAACATGACGTTCAACTAACTTTTCTTTTATCTTTTTGTGATCTTTGCTTACAACTACATACTTGTTGGTTGATTTGTCTAACGCATATTCAAAATACTCATACTTTTCACAAAAATCTCGTGTAAAGAATTCATTAAGAAATGTTACATCATTATACAATTCACGAACTTCAAATAGTTTTTCACGACCAAGACCGAGGTTTTTATTCCAATATCGTTTTTCATCACCACGGTCACAATTTTCATATTCCTTGCCAAATTTTCCTTTGTTCCAACGATCTTCAATGTCACGTAATAAAGTGTTTCCAAGTTTATATGGATTGTTCATGTTATACTTTCCACCAAGAACTCCTGCGTGGTGTTTGGCATAATCAAAGATTCCTTCGTCACCTGCAAAATTACAAGTTGCCATTATGTAACTATCCCAATAACTTGCCCAACCTTCGTTGAGTACTTTGGTCATTCCCTGTGGACGATAATAAATAGATTCATCACGAATCATACTAAGCACATTCTGTTGCCAAGGTTCTAAACGACAATGATTGATAATCATCAACATAATATCTCGTTCAGGACGAAGTGGAAATTTGTTTTCTGCTAACTTTGTTCGTTCTTCACGTTCTCGTCTTTGCTTTTCAATATAGTGTGCAGGATTAACATACTTCTGCATATATTCTTTCGTTTCCATACGAGAAACGTGTTCTCTTGGTTGACGATCTTCAAAGTTGAATTTAGTTGCTTTCTTTAAATTACTTTCACGATAACAAAGTGATGGATCAATTAAATCATCAATTGCAAGAGCTGCGTTCAAAAAGTCTTTGACTTTCTTGCGACCAAAACGATCCATATACATACGAATTTTATCACTATGATTTGCCATCACATTCATCATATTACGATTCGTGTGCTTGAACATAATGTTGTTCTTGAAAAAATCACTATGTGCAGTTGCGTGTGCAACAACGGTCAAATTATCAACGATAGGATTGTTTCGTTGAAGGTACATATAAGTTGGATCAGTATTTACAACCATTTCGTAAATCTTACCCATACCAGAATGATACTGATGATGCAACTGCTCAAATTGTTGTCCGAAATTAAAGTGTGGATAACGAACAGGAAATCCACCATAAGCGGCAATTTCAACTATTTCGTCTGCATCAAATTCTTCAATGCACAACGGATACGGATCAAGTCCATTATCATAACACGCCTTTAGGCATTCAGGTATAAGAGCTGCCAACTCTGGACACACTCCTTCGTTTAAACTATCTACTTCCCATGCAATTCCCATAATATTAAAAAGGTACTTCTTCGCCAGCAGGTGTCAGCAGTTTTTGTAGTGTTTTAAACACATCTGCTTGTGAGTCCATTGACGCAGTTACTATTGTTTTTGGATCAAGTTCTCCACTTGATAATTTAGATTGAATGTGTGGCAAAAATGTTGCCCAACTTCTAATTGCTTTTACTTCGGTGATGCCGATTAAATTTGCATATGTTTGCATTTTTGTTAAATAATCAACACATAAATCATTATCAGAACCAAAGTTTTCTCCGTCACTTAAATAAAATACATAAATGTTCCATTCGTTCAATGGAAATGCGTTTTCTACAATATCGTTGACTAAATGAAATGCACTACTAATTTGTGTTCCACCACCACTTTTATATTTGTAAAACTTTTCTTGATCTACTTCTTGGGCATGGTGATCGTGTACAATATATTTTACTTGAGTTTCTTGATAAAATCGTTGAACCCAATTATCAAGATACCAACATAGTTCACGAATCAATGCACGTTTTGGTTCGTCCATACTTGCAGATATATCCGACACAAAAAAGATTGCAGCGTTTGTATCAGGTACTTCAACTGAACTCCAACTTCTGAATTCTTTATCATCTTTAATTGGATAAAAGTTAGATAAGTCGTCTGGGTTGTAGTCTTCCGATGAAATTAATCGTTTGAAAGCATTCTTGAGAGTTTTGCGTTTATGAAGCAAACTATTGTTTCCTACTTTGGCAATACGATTCCACTTGATTTTTTCTTTGACCATTTCCCCATTTTCTTTGGGAAGTAGATTTGGTAATTGAAGTTCTTCACCGATCATATCAAAGTAAGCATCCATGCTGATTCCTACATCAATTTCATGACCTTCTCCTTCACCTTCTCCACCTTCACCCGGTTGACCTCCTTGACCTTGACCTTCGGGTGGTCCTTCTCCAACTTCATCTCCTACATCTGCTTCTCCGTTGCCGATACCACCTCCATCAGAAGGTTGTCCGTAACGAAAACTAGGAAGTTCTACATGAGGAACCCGAACTACTACAAAGTCTTTTCCTCTTCGTGTAACTCGTTGACCACCTTTAATGTGTTTTTTGAGTTTTTCGTCAACGTTTCCTTTGACGATATCTCTGTATTCACCGTGGTCTTCTCGTATTCTACGTGATGGCATAATGATGTATTCGTTGACTATTAATCTTCGTCTTCGTCTGCATCACCCCTTGCAAAAATACTTCCAACATAGGTAAGAACATCCGAAGCACTATCTGCATCATATCCAAATGAAGTAATAAGTCGTTGCTTCAAAGCATCAATCTTTTCAAGAAGTTCTTTATCAACTACGGTTGCAGTATCTTGGGCAAGAGCAGATAACTTTATGCTATCTTTGGTATCTTCAAACAACTTCTTTTCAAGTGCTTTGTATAACTGCTCGTTAGAGTCGTATTTGAACTCTTTACCTTTAGCGGCAAGTCCACCCATGTAATTCATAATCTCTCTACGGAAATCGTCCTTCATGCCATTGGAAATGCCAATCTTTTCTTCAATGCTACGCATAAGTTGTTCATTTGCAACTTCTTCTTTACCGGTAACTTGATTGGTAACTTTTTCGTCTTGAATATACGCAACAATGTTATCAATATAGTTGGTACACGTTGCTTTTATTGCTTCTTCACTACTACTAAGTGCTTGTTGTACTTCTCGTTTCACAATTCTATCATATTCTTTTTCAACTGCTTCAAGACGTTCCATCAAATTCTTTTTATCGTCTTCACTATTAAATCCACTATAACTTTTAAGTCCTTCACGAATTTGTGCAAACAACATAAATGGATTTAAACTCTTAGCACCCATTCTTGGATTTACAATTGCGTTGGAAAACTGATTCTGAATAAATCGTGCAGATACTCCACCATACAATCCTTCTTTTGGTGATTCATCTTGCATTTCCTTTACGTGTTCATCTGTGAATCCATGTACACTTTGACCATTGTAAAGTTTTGCTTTTTGAATAATACCCATATCTTGCTTGGAACTTTCTTCTAAACGACTTACAACTGCGAACAATGCAGCCAAATAAGTTGTATGAGGAGCAATGTGCTTGTTTACGGTACTTGTATTATAGAAGTGATCATAAATCTTTTTCTCTTCGTCAATTTTCAGTAGATATGGAATATCAATCTTAATGGTTCTATCACGAAGTGCTTCCATGAATTTGTTGTTGGTCAACTTTTCAAACTCAGCATTATTGGTGTGACCAAGAATAACTTCATCAATAGGTACTTGATTAAAACGACGTGGTTTAACACGATGTTCCTGAGTTGCACCAAGAAGATCATACAAAAATTCTGTTTGTAGTTTAAGAATTTCTTGAAATTCAATAAGTCCACGATTAGAAACTAAAAACTCTCCATCAAAATCAAATGCACGTGGATCACTTTCACTTCCGTATTCTGCCAACTTACGATAATTGATATCACCTGTAAGTTCAGTTGCGTCTTGTGACTTTTCGTCTTTTGGTTGGAACGTACCAATACCGACACGATTCTTTTCAGAGATAGTCACACGACGTATAACAATATGATCAAGTACCTTGCGATAATCACCACCATGTAGTTCCATGAGTTGGTTATAATAAAACTCATTAACTGGATTCAACGCACCATCTAATTTTATCTTATAGTCATCTGCGTCACGTGATGCGTTAAGATTATCTATAATTTGATTACGGATGTCATCAGGAAGAAGTTTCAATGGTTCTTCATTCATGGGACATGGAACTAAATTATCGTTTCCGTCTTTATCTGTGAGTTTCCAACTAAACGAATATAAAGCACCTTCGTCTGATTGGGAATATTGCTCAAGACCTTTTTTAAGAGCAGTTACGATTGTAGACTTACTACTACCAACAGGTCCGTGTAATAGAATAACACGACGTTCTGGACCATAATGCCGACTTGCACTTTTTAATATGTCCATAAACTCCATTAGATTTTCTTCAAGACCATAAATAGAAATGTCACCAAGACCTTCAAAAAATTTATACTTAATGTGTTTACGTTTGCAGTATGTGAACTCTTCTGTTCCATGTGACATTACCATATCGTAAAGTCTTTGGTATGAGTTTCTCGCAATACTTGGATTTTGTTCTATCATTGCGATGTAATCCCAAAATGTGCCGGTCCAATTTAAAGACTCGTATGTATTTACTGCCTCTTCGTTATCAGACTTTATCAAGGATTCGAGGGTGCTTGCTCTGTCTTCCTTATTTTGTTTTTGTCGTTTTTTATTTTCCATAACCATTACCTTATTTTATTTTGAATTAGTAGTCAACTTATTTTTTAAACTTTTTTAATATTATACAGACGGGTGTTGACTTCACGATAAGAATCACCATCTACAAGTAGTATTTTATTTTTATACAAGTTCCAATCTATAACAAAATTGTTATTTAGTATGCCGTTATTAAGTTTTTTTATCAAAGCATTTAATGAGTTAATTGTGTATAGAGTATTTGAATCTTTTTTTCGGTGGACACTTATTGTATTTTTGTAAAAATTACTAGTATTAAATGTATCTTGATTAATGTTATATGTCAACATCAAACTATTTAGATCATCTACATCTTGTAGTATAAAAATCTTATCAAAAACAATATCGTAATATTTTGTTATAGATTCTAATTCTGCATCATAAGAATGCATATCAGTAAATGTGCAAAGTAGTTTTGTTTTCATAAGATGTAACCGTTTGGATATAAATATCTTAGTTATATTTCAAAACTTAAATTTGCTTCATGTCACCGTAGTTACGACCCATATATGTACGAACAGGATATCTATCGTTTGATGTAATTATAGGTTGCATTTCTTTAATTAACTTGAACTCACTTTTGTGCACATCAAATAAAAAAGCATCGTATGTATAAAGTATCATTTTTGACTTTGATGTTTTAAGATAGTTATTTAATTTTAATATGACTTCACAATTTTTTTCAGTTTCTGCGGATTGCAGTAAATAATTAAACACTTTATATGAATTAATTTTGTCACCAAAAAATATAGAAGCAATTTTCCGTTTATAATACCAAGTTTCAACGTAGTTGTTGGTGTTATAGTAATCCCAAACTGAATTTACATACTCTGATATTCGTTTCATAAACGGTACATTGTCTTTGACATCGTCCGTGATTCCACCGTATATTAAATTAAATGTAATTTTCTTAGATAGTTCATATTCATCCTCGGTTAGTTCATCTTTTCCATGATAAAGTTTTCCAAGATATTCATGTAAAGAAGTTTTAGGTAGATCATAATCAAGAAAGTTTGCTAAGAGTCTTAAGTGGTAACTTTCGTAATCAACCATAATCAACAATCCATCGTCACCGAACCGACTTGTAAAACAATCTCGTTGACCAGTCTTTTTATTTAACGCAGCGTAATTGACACTATCAAACGCATTACTAGGACGACCAGTTGGAGTCATCATGTTATATTGACTAAAAACTAAGTTATTTTCATCTACAAGAGTTTGTTTACCTAATTTAAAGTTTTTAACATATAATCCATTTTTCTCTATATCATATAATGCACAGGAAAACTCGTTTTCGTATTTAAGTAAGTTAGATTCATATTTGATATCACCAACAGAAGAACACAATTTTTTAAAATGCTTCAATAAAACCATTATAGGAACTGATCTAAAATCTGTTACTTTAGAATCTGCATACGTGTTGCTAATTTCAAGTTTAGACGATAAATACGAACAAACCATAGCATCATGTGAGTTTTTAATTTCACCAACATGATATTTTAATTTTTTTCTATCAAATATCATCTTCGTTCCTGTTGACTTGAAAATTAAATTAAGAAAATTAACTGGAATGTTTACTGAATCTGGATGTTCAAATGAAACGATGTAATATTTATCATTTACATTTACCATCAATGCAAGTGGTGAGTTTTTGCACACATGGGTAGTTGGTTTGGTGTAATACACATTAATGATACTGGAGTATTCATTTAACAAAGAAAGCAAATTCTTTGCATCTGTAGGAGTTTCTATAAACATATATAAAGATATTATATTATATATCTCTATAAAATTCAAGTGGATTATTTAAAACTAGAGATATTCCCTGAATCCGATTTTTTGCCTTGGAAATAGACTTTAAATTAAATTCTCTAACTCCGAGGATTTTACCATCTTGTGTATCAGTTGTTTCAAGTTTTCCTTTTATTTTCCACAAAATTGTAATGCATAAATAAAATGGATTTTTTTGCATGGTGTTAAAATGATTCAAATCTACTTCGTATATAGTAGATGTTTCTGAATTTCGTTTTTTAACAAAATACCTTTGAATATATTCATTTTCGTAATTTATGTCAGAAATTTTTGGTTTCTTTGAAATTGGATGTGTGAAAATAATACCATCTAGTTTCCCACGATTTTTTGTAAGAGCAGAATATAAACTATTCATGTAAATGTTTTCATCTTCGTTTTTCATATTGTTAACCCGGATAATAATGTGATTCTATTGTAGTTGACCAATCACCATCTCCGATAGTGTGCTTTACACCCGTAATTGCAAATATTCCGTTATTGAAATATTTAACAGGAACACCCGCACAATTAAATGTATCATATAATCGCAATCCCTCGATGCCATCTAATGTTATTGAAAGGTCTACACCCGGAAGTGGCATATTATTAATTACATTATTATGTGGATTTGGATCAGATTCGCAGAATTTTTTCATTCGACTAACATCTGTATCTACAAGTTCAATTTGGATTTCAAAATCATTTTTGTCTGTTCCATATGAATCATCGTGTATTTTAATGCTTGATCGTGTAACTGACATATTTTTGCTGAATCCGTCTTTGTCGGTACCGTTCGCACCGTGGTATGTTAAAATTTCTTGCTTATCTAAATAGTCTGTGGATAAATTGTTGTCTTTTATATGTTTTTTTAGTCGGTCTGGTAATTTATCTTCAAAATCATCGTTTCCATGTCTTTTCTTTGTTGCGTGATATGTTTGCAATGCACCCTCATTTAATCCCGTTTCTTCTCCTTTAAGTTCTTGTAAATGAACTAAATATGGATATTCAGTTTTATCTGATCCAGGGTATACAGACGCAGACACAATCATATATTTTTTATCTTCAGGTTCAAGTTGACCAGGTTCTACAAATACATCGTCAGTCCAAAAACCATCATAATCATCGTAATCAATTACCTTTCCTATTAAATATTTAGGAAATCTATCAGGATATTTTGTAATTTTATCATCTCCACCAGCATTTGCTTCAAAGACCAAGTTACCTTTAAAGGTTTTTGAATTAGTTGATCCTTCTAATCCTTGTTTCGTTCCTACCTTATTTACAAAGTCACCATCTACTTGTATTTGATATGTTCTTGGTTGTTTTATATCCCCACCTCCGGATGAACTTGCATATGCGGTTTTTTCTTGCGAGAAGGCTCCCTTGGTTATGTTTGCATCTTTTCCTGTTCTGATAGTTCGTTCTGCTTTCTCTTTTTTTGCTTTTTCTATATTGTCCAACAAATCTTGACGATTTCCCCCTCTTAGGATGGTTGGTTTACCGTCTTTGTAGTAAACCATATCATATTTGCCAATTGTTGTATCGGGTTTTCCATCCGATCCTTGAATTCTATCAGTAGACGGATATACCGGCCAACTTGACTCCGAAGCATTCTCTATACCAAAATATTTACTAGAAGCCGCAACTATGTACTTTTCAGGATCTTCCATATTTTTAGGTTTGTCATCAATATTTTCAATCTGTTTAGTGTAGTTTTCATATGGATTTTTAGCACCTTGTAATATCAAGTCTTGATCTTCCTTTGCAAAGAATCCATTTTTCTTATTCATATTACCAAACACTATCATTGATGCCATTTCCGAAGATGGTTCTACACTCAAATCCATTTCTCTTACTATACTATCACCACGATGCGAAGGAAATACCCATGCATCCATTTTCTGATTTAAAACTGCTTCTGATCCTGAAAAGTTTTGATCAACTAAACCAAGAACTGAGTTTGAAGATGTATTCACATCATCACCTACCACGGCAAATTTCCACATATTACCACCCGCAGTTGAAACTTTTTTCATTATATCAAGTAAAATAGCAGTTGCATTGTCTCCGTTCTCAAACGACTCTGTAATTGTATCTAAACTTACATATAAATCCTGAATTCGTCCCGAATATCCCATCGTATTTCCTTCGTTGATATCCGAGTGAAAATCCGGAAACGGTTTTACGGTATCTTCAGCTTCTTCCCATGTCAATTCTTTTTTGATTTCTGCGTCTTTTCCAAACCTTGCTAGGTGTTGTAAATTGTATCCGGATGTTGATTTTACCGTAAGTATACGATGCAAGTCATCACGTGGACTTTCTTTCATTGCTTCCTCTAATGTCTTTGCACTTGAAACTCCCTCAGGATTCATACTTTTTAGTATATCAATAAAATTTTGAGTTGTTTCTCGGTATGCACCACGTTCACTACCAATTTCCCCTTTTTTAAGAACAGAAAATCCAGAACCTCCTTTTTTACTTCCATCTGAATTTATACGAGATACCGTTGAACCGTGATATGTTTCTTTGTTCCACCTCGGTGCAACAGAATTTGGTATAAGTAGAACACTGCCATCAACAGATTTTATATTAGGATGAGCAACGCATCTGTTACCATGACATGAAAATTGACATATCCGAGTACCTGCCTCTGCTACTCGTCTGAAAAATATATTAAATATATCAATTAGGTATCCGACCGTAATGTATGTTCCACCATTTGAATTAGATTTCCCTGCCATAAACGGTTTTGCAGAATTATATTTATTGAAAGTAAAATACCTTCCTCTTGCGATTCTATATGCTTCTTGTTCAGCTGCTCCTAAGTCTACAGAACCTGCTGAACCGGTTACACTTTCCATAATTTTTTGGTCTTCTGGATCAAGACCATTATTAATAGTTGCTCCTACATCATTTTTACCCATCAATGAACGTCTTAATGTGGTATTAATAAATGTTTTTATATCAATGTATTTATTACTTTCTTTTTTTGGTTTGGCTCCAGTTTGATTCAGTATTTGCTGACCCACCTCTGACATACAGGAAATTTGTATTGTGCAATCATATCCTCCGTCTTCACGAATAGAATAATTAAAACTTGTAATTAGTCCCATTGCAAATCCATAGTTACCAAGGCCCTTTCTTAAATGCGTTGAAGCTGCAGGTGGGGGTGGTCCTTTGTTGGTATTTTTCCAATCTTCTGAAACTATACTTTCTTCATTATTCCATATACGATGAATTTTTCTATATCCATCCGGTGATAAGTCTAATAAGGAATCACGTGGATATGTGTTCCAACCCCACTCTACTATCATAGTCATTCCAGGTTGAAAAAAATATGGTTGTAAATAATCTAATTGTGCCTGACTCCAGCAGGTGAAATTTACTGTGGTTTTTCTAAAGTTTTTACCCGGTTCTATATCTTCAGATTCTATGCTTGTTAATCCAGGGGATGGACGAAACTTATAATCAGGTTCTTCTATTTCGTGTCGTTTAGGTTCTTCGTTTGCTCCAGGTGTTGTATATCCAAGTAATGTATTTGCTTCACCACCTCCTCCGTTTGTTCCATCTCCACGATCAAATCCATATGTATCATGAAAGTTTCCGTTTCCTCCTAATACGAATCCAGTCATTGTCTCTTTCGTGATTGGATTTTCCACAATAGCACTGGATACAACTCTTGCCCATGAAGTTTTTGGTCCTTTGTATGTATTATTATCCCAATCCACAAGTGCATCGGTATCTTGAGATATAACTGCATTGTATCCACCATTTGCATAACGATTTCCATTTTCATCTACACCAACTAAATCTCTTGCCGAAGAATTGGATGCTTCACCTCCTGTGGTGTGTGTATAATTTAATCCGAAATTTCTCCAACGATTTAAAAATTCTTCACGTACCCATTGACGTATATGATTTCGACACGGAAATTGTAAAGTGTTTGCTCGGGCCCAATCCCGTTCCATAGCAAAATCAACTGGTTGATCATTTACATCTCCGTCTAAACTAATAGGACCCTTCATCCGTTGAGTGCCTTTCGATGATATCTATTCATATCCTCCGTGTTAATATTAGTGTCCATTAAATTCCATTTATTCTGTTATACTCGGCTATTATCATATTTATATCACGTGGAATTCTAATTTGCGAGCCTAATTTAGCAAACATTGTTCCTTTGATATTATTTGCAGATGCTATAATCCACCAATAATTTGGATTTCCGTAAAATTTATGTGCAAGGTGATCTAGTCGTGTTTTTTCGACCATCAATACAAATGTATCGGAACTTTTTTTTCTAACGGTTGGTAAAATAGAAGTGGATACAATGGTATTTCCATCTTCGTCTGTTTTGGTTGGTATTGTTTTGTATCTCATAATTAAAGATCTGATGATTCCTCATCGTTTAATAAAGCAGTTTCTTCTTCAGTCAACCACCAACGTTTATGATATTTTATCTTCAGATCGTAATCGTCTTTGTAACCATTTAAATTACGTTGTTGCGATGCCATTAGGTTGTCAGGAAGTGTTCTATCATTTACGTCATCTGGTCTATGACCAGGTGGTGTTGTAACTGATCCCCTTGATTTACGAGTTTGTGCAATGTATAATACACCATTGTGAAATACTTTATTTGAAATTATTGCTCGTTCACCGGGACAATTTGCTAATTTAGGATCATTGACGTATTGGGATTTGTATGAATCGGTTGGATTCCACGTTGGTATGTATTTCATTGTTATATATGCTTCACGTTCATCTCCCGTAAGTGAGTTTCCTTTATTTAGTATGAATGTGTTTTCTTCAATATTTGCTACATCAGTTTCTTTTCCGTCAAAAACTACTTTCATACACATTCCTGTATCCTCGTCGAAAATACTGTAATTGTATTGTGCAGTTGATACATCAATTCCTTTTTTACACGCAAGATACGTTGCCACTTCTTTTCTCCATAATTTTTTAACATCATCTTTCGGTGTGATAAATTTAGATGATTTAATTTTACACCACCTCGGGTCGGATAAAAATAACTCAACTGGTTTAGGAGCATCTTCACATCCCTCGTTTGATTGAGATGTAGGTGTTGCTGGAATTGAAGTACCATCTTTAATTTCTACCGTATGAGTTCCAACTTCTGATGATCTTATTACGACATTCTCAGAACGACCACCCGCAAAAGTAGATTTTGATTCTTCTGCGGTTACTGATATTTCATAAAGTCCATCTTCAAGTGCTAGTAAAGGTTTTGCTTCAGTTTTATCAGAATATTGAATTATTCCATAGTCTTCAACGGTAACCCATCCATATGATCTTGAAGAAGCACTTGCTTTTACTTTTCTTAATGTTACTTTGTATTTATTTGCTCCTGAAATTGGTGACCATTTCCATATTGGTTTTGAATTATCGGTGGGAGTTTGAGAATGTGGATTTGGTGCTCTCAATGGTTCATCTGGATCATCAGCAGATTCTGCACCCTTTGCAGAACCATCTTCGTTTGGACCACATCCCATATTAAACTCACCTTTATATTTAGCAGGTTCATTTCCAATATATTCTCCGTTCAATCTAGTTGGATGGCCATCTTCTCCGTTTACTCCCAAACTTGTTAGTGTGTCTCCTGCATACATCCATTTCATTTGATTCTGCTCATATACAGTTACTGCTTCGTACTTATCAGTTGACCAAGATACTTTATCTGGATCAGCAGGATAAGTCAAATTACCCATATCTTCTTTTGCTACAATGTATGCCATTACATCACCGATCCACATTTTTATGTTTCGTTCAATTGCTTGTTTTATTCCATCGTCAACTTGACTTATTTCGTTTGAAAATGGATCAGCAACTTCAAATCCTATCAATCTACCATGTGAATCTTTTTCTCCTTCACTACCTACCTTGTACGGACACTTTGGTGGTTTTGGTGGAACTACTCGTTTGTCAATTTTAACTTCATGTATTCCTTTTGTTGACCAGTCGGTTCCTGTTCCAGACTTATTTGGTGCACCTGCTTTTACTTCAATTGTATGTAATCCTGAACTCAATTTTATAGGTTTATCTTTGTCATCAGTTGGTGTGTAAGAAGTTTTCTTTGTTACGACAGTTTTTCCTTTAAAATACACTTCGTACATTTCAGCACCTTTTACAGGATCCCATGTCCAAGTTGGTGTTTTGTTAGGGGTTGGTGTGTCAGTCGTTGGTTTTGGTTCGGGTACTATACTTTTAGGTGGATCTGGATCATCATTTGAGTTACTTCCATCATCCACAAATTCAATTTTTTCAAGTACATGATCTTTTACCCAAGGAATAAAATGTAATTGCGATGATTTATTATCAAAATAATATCCAAGTTCAAGAGGTGCACTGTCATCTTTTTCTATTTCTTTATTAAATTTGATCAACTCTGCTTCTTTTTGTCTTATTTTATTTTCTAACAATTCAACATCAGATTCTTCCATTGCAGATTTATCAGCATTGGTCAATTTTCTATCACTTGCAAGATCACGATATTTTTCGTCTGCGTTCCTGATGTCATCGTCAGTTGTTCCTTCTAATATTGCTAAATAATTTTCAAGTTGAATTAATGTATATTTTTTATCAGTAATTAAATTCCACTTGTCTGAGATGATTTGTTGCAAACGTGAATCTTGCATTCTATTTGCTATTCTTTCTTTTGTTGCATCGTCCCAATTACCGATTGGTTCATAATCTAATACACGTTTATTGGGATCACGAAGTTGAGCAGTTAAATTATTAATTTTTAAAAGCTTTTGTTTAAGTCTTTCTATTTCTTGTTGTCGTAACCGAGTTACAGTGCGATCTAATTTATCTGCTTTTTCCTGATCTGTGTTCATTTCTGTTCCAGTTCCACCTGCTCCTTGGAGTTCAGATGTCCTACCACCACCAAATGTTTCACCATTTAATGACCAAAACTGTTCAAATATGTAATCTGCGATTTCATTCTCAATGTTTCTATCGGCAGCTAAACCTGATATTTTTTCCTTTGTTTTACTAACAAGTGCGTAAAATCCAAATTTTAATTCAGCATATTTTTTACCCTCTCCGAGTTTTAATTGATCAGATACGTCGTTATTAACTTCATAATTTACATAGTCTGTTGTACCAGGATACACTTTATGACCTTTGATCATTTTGTCGCGATCTTCTTCGTATGGAATGTAATATAACTCATCATTTTCTATTACAGTACCTTTGTGTTCTTTTCGTGTAAGGTCACCGTATTTTTTAAGACCCCTCGATCCTACATTACCAGAAGCAGAAAATGTATCGTTCATTCGTTTTGATACAAATTCCGAAAGAAGAGTTTTGACTTGATTTACATTATTATAGTTGTCGTTTGTAATTGCATTTTTATCATTATAGTCAAGTTTGATTCTGAATGGTTGGTTTACATCAACATAAATTACGGGTTGATAATGTCCAGCAAGTTCACGAATTTCTTGAATATCGTCTTCGTCACAATCTATTTTAAAGTCAGGTTTCCATTCTTTAGATACCCTTTGTCCCGCATAAGTTTCAGGATTCCCATTATCATCAAATTCTATTACTATTGACTCGTTTTTGCTCAACACTCGTCTTATCTTTGACAACGGAGGATTTTCTTTAAAGTTTTGATCTTGGTAGATATACGGACCGTTTCCAATTTTTCCAAGTCCCATTTTATGTGCAAGAAAATCACTTACATCTTTTACCCAATATTCTAAATTTCGTTTTTTAAGTCTTGATAAGGTTGCTGGATCTTTTTTATCAACTTGTTCTTTTTCTGATTGTGTATGTCCAATGAGTCTACCGTCATCATCTGTTTCACCCGAACCTCCGATTGGGTATGGGCATTTTGGTGGTTGTATATCATCTTCTTCTTCTTCAGGTTCTTCTTCAAATGCTGATGTATAAACGCAGTCCATACCATCAGGTACTTTTTTTCCGTTCACATGAGAAATACATTCTCCGTTCCAGATACAAGTATTTCCCCCACGTTCGTTTGCCATTGAGTCGGCAAGTGAGAAATTACGAGTACCTGTATCTTCTTCTTCTGATGGTACGTTATCCGCATCACCTTGACCCATCATTTTTGCCATTTGATCACACGCACAATTTTTCCAATCTTCGCGTTCACTTTTAATTCGTAATGCTTCTTTTGTTTTAAGATTTCCATTTGACGAACTGCGATAATATTTAGACGGAGGATATGTTGAACAAGCAGGATTATCAAATCCTTGAAATGGATCGGGATCAGGTGCATTTAAATCCTCTTCCTCCGGGATATCAGGAATTTCTTCAATTTCTTGTTCTTTGCGAGTTTCGTTAGCAGGATCTGGATGAATTAAATTATAGTTAAAACCTTTACTTGGATCACCTTTATCATCTTCAATTTTTGTATTGAGTGGTTCATCTTCACTTCTATAATGTCCAAAGTGTCTGTTGTTTGTTTTTGGCAATCGTTTTTCAAGAAAATTAAATGATATAGAAAGTTGTGCCATGTTTGGATACTGACCCACCATAATGTTTTCATCAGCATTTGTTGTAACAGTTCCGTTTAAATAGTCATAGTTTTTTGACATATTCTCTTTATCAGATGTAAGTTCCCACGCAGCTTCAGGTGGAATCGTTAATGCAACCGATGTCATAACAACAGGTTGATCTACGTACATATCGCCTAAATTTAGTTTTAAAAAGGGTGGTATTATATAATTGGAATTTTTTGGTGACGCAAGCAAAGTGTCATCTGATGTATACCCGGCAGGCTTTGTTAATCCAACCAAGTAATTAATTCGTTGCCACATTGGATGAAGTTCACCTAAACTAAAACACACAGTAGTAAAATCAAGAGATACCGTTCGGGTGAACCCACTGTATATCTGTACATTATCCGCACGACCTATATATCGTATTTGTTGCCACTCTGCATCAGATTGATCACTTACTGAGTTTATATACGATCTAAATGGTAGATATTTTTTATTTGCAATGTCGTGTAAAACAAATGGAATGAAGTCCCAATTTTTCCAAGTTTGAAACTCTGTTTTAAGTTTCGTTACATCATCATCAAGTGAATATAGTTTATTATGTGCGTCATACTTTATACTCGGACCTGAGGTGTAATCTGGAATTTTCTTCTTTGGTAGATACTTTGAATTATTTTTATATCTATCTTCGTATCGTTTTGATGCGTTGTCTTCGTAGTCTGACTGAGATTTCCCACGACCTTTGGTAAGAAATGGTTTTACATTTTCAGATTTATTTTGGGCATACGCATCAATTACTTCTTTTCGTTTAGTGTCGTTAACCATACCCACAGAATTTAATCCATTTCGTTTTAATGCAAACTCCATATCACTTTTAAAAGTATCATGTTGACCTTGTGTTTGATTTGCATATACATTTTTTAATGGTTGTATAGTTTTGTCTGATTTGTCTTTTGTATTTGAACTCGGTGATAAATTGGGATATTTTGTAAGTCGTTGTACTTGTTCTGAATCGGTTATCTGAGCTCCTCCACGGGTTACAGTATTTCCATACCAATTCGTTATCAGTTGGTCTTTTTCTTTATCATGATAATGTGACCAACGAGGTGTATCTTCTTGACTCGGTGAAGTCCAATAAATTGTACCGTTGTCAGTATATATTTTTTCGGTATTCTTTGAAATAGATAATCTATCCGATGAATATCTAAATGGTGTATATTTGAAATTAGTTTTAGGTTTTGTTGAGTTACTACCACCCATACCAGTTATACCTTTAACTGCTTCTTCTACAACTTTTTCCAATACTTTCTTCATAACAATTATTGATCATGTGCAGATGCTACTGCACGTGAAACTTTGCGGCCGTCCATGTTAACAGAAATGCCACCCTTTCTCATAAGTAGGATCAACTCATCTAATTTCTTTACTACTTTAGAACCATCTTCGGTTTTTTCTGATTCTACTGATGGTGTGTTTTTGTTTACTATCTTTGCAATTTCTTCTACGAAAATATTATGACCCTTGACACTTATTGTATCAAGACCACTTAACTCTATGTTTGCTGAACTCTCTGGTTTATCTACATCAGAGAATACATCAAGTAAACTAAAATCGGGTATTAAATTGTTAGTAAAATCTGCAATTTTAGTAAGCATACTTGTTGGTGCAGTAGCAGTTTCTTGTAAGTGAACATTCATAGGTTCTACTTGATTTTGAATCGTAGGTTGATTCGCAATTGGTTGCAATTGATTATTTATAGGTTCTACTTGATTTTGAATCGTAGGTTGATTCGCAATTGGTTGCAATTGATTATTTATAGGTTCTACTTGATTTTGAATCTTATTAACTACAAGTCTTCCTTCATCTGTCAATTGTTGTCTGCGTGACTCTAGCAACTTGTTCAACGAGTCATTTTCAAGAGTTGTACCATTGATTATTGCTTCGTCTAACATCTTAATTCTTGATCCGACATTATTTGCAAGTTTTTCCGAAACATCTGTTACACTAAATTCACTAGTTTGTTCTACTTGTGAAAATCCATGTTCATCTGTATACATCCGTTGGTTCGTGTCTGTGTTCATACCTACGAGTTGACCTTCTGCGTAAAGCTTAGTTGGTAGTTCTTTCTTCAAAATTCCGGCCATAATTTGATCTAGTAAACCAGTTGATTGTGCAACTTTTTCATATTGCATAGATGAAGTAAATTCATTTTCGGTGACTTTATCACCACTTGACTTTAAAGTGGACTCATCTTTTGCAGACATTACTCCCATGTCACCTAAAATATTCTCTGTTACAGATTCATTGACACCAAGTGATCGTTTATATGCTTTCATCGAATGATCTTCATCTAAATTGAAGTATTCAGTTTTGGCAAAATCAGAAAGCTTTTGTTTTATAGAATCAGGTATAAATTTAGTATAAATATTACCAACAATATCAACGATAGGTTGAACCGTTTCATTTAGTTTTTTAGCATCTTTTATTTTTTCATTTTTAAGAATACTAATTTCAGGTTTTTGCTCTGTTACCATTTCAGGTGGAGGTGATGAAAATACGTCTGCCAACGATGTAGTTCCTGTGTCGGCAACTTGTTGTACTTGAGTCTCGGCGAGTGGAGTTGAAAATACGTCTGCCAACGATGTAGTTCCTGTGTCGGCAACTTGTTGTACTTGAGTCTCGGCAAGTGGAGTTGAAAATACGTCTGCTAATGATGGACCCGATGTATCAAATGGATCACTTGGTGGTAATGATCCCCCTGCTACATCAGTCACAGGTAAATCGGCCATTTCAGTCATCATAAGTTTAGGACCAATTGTGCCTTCTATTATTTGTTGCTCAGATTTTCTTGCTGGTATTTTAATTGGAGTTTGAACTCCACCTAGATTTATGTTTTGTAAACCACCGAGTTTATCAACATCAAGTTTTTCAATTACATCGCACATCATATACAACTCACTTGTTATAGCACTTAATGCTTCAACTGCTGGATCCTGTATTCCTGCGAATGAATTAATTGCATCAACTACCTCAGATGTAAATGCTTTTAGTTTATTTACATTTTCTAAATTCAAAGTATTTGATATATCCGATAAAGTTGTTAGTTTATTTACTATACTTAGATCACCTATGCTACTCAACTTACTCATACTTTCAACAAATTTTGGAAATGCAGCTCCTGTTTGTTTAAAGAATGTATTTATTTTGCCAGCTTCACCATCATTTACATAATCAGCAAATTGCTCTATACCTTTACCAAGATCAATTAAAATGCTATCAAATCCTTCACTTGGAAGTGGTGCTTGGGCAAATGCTTTTAAGAATGGAATCATTGCTTGTTGTATTGTTACGAGATGTGGTAATATTGTTAAGTCAGTGGGTGCGAGTTCATCAAAGAACTGATAGATACCGTCACCTAAATCATTCATAATAGAACTTATGTCTTCTGAAATTGATGATAATGGAAGTTCAGAGAAGTTTGCTATAAATGGAATCATGCTAACTCCAATCTCAGGTAATATCTTTATTTTTGATGTATTTACTTCTTCCATTGCATTAAAAAATTCATCTAAGCCGTCAGCAACTTTTACTAAATTCTTAGAATCACTTGTTTTTATTTTAGGTAACGAACGAGATAATCCATTTAATAATTTGGTTAAACCTCCCGACACTCTTTCTATAGAAGCAATTGTGGTTGGTTGTACACTTTCAAACACATTAATAAAATCACCCAATCCATCACTTACCATTTCAATTTTGCTACCAAAATCATCAGTTATGTTATTAAGAAATCCTCCTAAGTTTAAACTACTTAGAATTTCAAGTGATTCTACATTTAAATCTATTGAACCCAATTTATCAATAAATCCCATAAGTTGATCAATTGGATCTTGTGGTGCATCTGCTCCAAACATTCCAGCAACTGCATTCCCCATTGCACCGACAGCGTTTCCAATTCCCGCAGTTGCATTTCCTGCTCCAAATGACGATAGTGCGTCACCAAAAGTTTGCAATGCAGAAGCAGCCGTTTCTAAAATTGATTCCATACCAGCAAGACGATCAAAAGAATCTAGCAATGAATCAATTTTATCAGATACCAATATAATTGATTCAGATTCTTTTGCAAAATCAAGAATTTTTTGAAGTGGAGATTTGTTTAAATCGTCTGTATCTGCACCAAACACTCCTGCGATAGAATTTCCTAATGCACCGACTGCATTACCTGCACCCGAAGCAGCTGCTCCAACTCCTCCACCGACTCCAAAACTCGCAAGAGCGACTCCAACTGCTCCTATACCTCCGGCAACTGCTATTAAGTTTACTGCATCAATTTCACTTAATCGTGTAATGTCATCTACCATTGCAGTAATTGCACCAGATACTGAACCTATTACGGTTGCAATTCCGTTTGCTATACTTGTTATTATTCCTGATATAGCACTACCTATTGCAGTAATTGCTCCTACAATTGCATCTCCCATTGCAGTAATAATTCCGGATAAAGATTTAACTACATTTACGATAACTCCACCCACAACTTTTGCAAATTCAATTATTCCACCAATTATCGCTTCAAGTGCTTTTACCATAATAGATGCAAATCCCAAAAAGACTTTTCCAAATGATTCTAACGCAGGAGCTGCTAAGTTAAGTGCAAATGCCAATGGAATTATTGATGCACCGAGCAAAGCAATTGCAGCTGCTCCTAGTGCAATTGGACCCAATATCAAACCCAACCCAAATGCAGCCGCTGCCAATACACCAATTGCAATACCTCCGAAAATTACGTCTTTCCAGGAAACATCAGAAAACATTTGAAATGCATACGCAGCTGGTATCAATGCTATACCAAGAAGGGCAACGGCAGCTGCTCCTTGTATCATAGATGCTGATGCTTTTGATAACAACACTGCTATACCCGTAAGTCCAAGTATTCCTACTAATCCTTTACCTATATCCTCCCAACTTACTTTTGCAAATTCTTGAAATGCTTTTGCAGAAACATACATAGCACCTGCTAATACTAATAATCCGACAGCTGCTTTAACCATGTTAGCAGGACTTAAGTTTCCTAAACTATTTACAAGTGATTTAATTCCTTTTCCAATTCCATCAAATATTGATGCGATTCCTTTTCCAATTCCGTTTGCTAATCCCGCAATTCCGTCTCCAATTGATTTTACTATACTTGATACACCCGTTCCAAGAGAACCGAGTGCTGATCCAAATCCGTCAGCCAGTTTTTTAATTGTACCACCAATTCCATCACCAAGACTTTTGACCATATCCATTATTCCACCAAATCCACCTTTGATTTTATCAATAATGCCTGTGAATATATTAGGAAGTCCTCCAAGCAATTTCTTACCAATCATAAACACCCCAATAATACCAACAAGAAGTTTTGAAATACCACCCAAATCTGCACTAAACATATCTGAAAATGATTTTCCTCCGTCTTGAATTGAATTTAGTAATCCCACAATTAATTGAAACGGAGCAGTTAAAAAATCAATTGCAGTTGAGATTCCACTGAATATTGGTGGAAGCAGTTGTGCGATATTTAGAAATGTTGGCATTAGATCGTTCACTACTGGTATCAAAGTAGTTTTCAATTTAAGCATTGCTTCGTTCATTTTATCTTGCATTGCTTTTTGAGTTTCAATTTCTTGTGTTTTCCTGAGTTCTTCTGCGAGGACTTCAGAAGAAGACTTTTGTATTTCGTTAACTTTCTTTTCTTGATCAGCTAGTTGTTTTATTGCAAGTTCATTTCCCGCAGCTGCTAGTTTTTGTAAATCTGCTTGTCTTTGAACTCGTTGATTTTCTGTTTTTTCTAAATTGTAAAGTGTACTTAGTTCGACACCCATTGCTTCAGCAAGTGATTTTTGTTGAAATCTATTTAAACTACGAATTCCTCCTTGTTCTTTTAATAATCGTAATTGTTCTTTTGCCATTCCTTCTGCATCACCTTCCATTGCAAGTGCTCTTAAACGATTTAAATTAATATTTCTTCCAAGCATTGTGCTCGCAGACATTTGTGCATTAATACTACTTTCAAAATCCAAAAGATTATCAGCGGCACTTGCCATTTCACCAATCGAAGTTCCCATTTTTCGTGCTTCAACAGCAGCTTTTGTTAGATTTTTAGCAGAACCTCCGGAAAACAATAAAACATCATCACCTGCATTAGCAACATCATCCATAATTTTGGCAAAGTTTAAACCATGTTTAGATGCAACTTGTCCTGCGTGTGTTATTATTTTAGTTGCTTGGGCAGCTGATACACCACCTATTTTCATCACATTGTTGATTGCAGCTGCAGAAGATTCAGCAGCTATACCAAATTGTTTTTCTAATAATACAACCGTATCAAGTGTATCTTTTTGTATATAATTGTGACTTGAAAACACATCTCCGAGAGCAGAAGCTGCTTTTGTTGAATCTTCGATTGATACACCAAATCCTATAAATTCATCTCTATTTGCGGTTATCATATCTCGCATTTGCAAAGCGGACTCAGCTGATGCTCCCATAGAAAATCTAAACTCTCTTCCTGCTTTCTCGATTTTTCCCATTTCATCGTATGCACTTTTAAGTAAAGATAACAATCCACCAACCGCTAGCAAGACCAAAGCAAACGGATTTAATAATGCTCCGATCACAGCCTTTCCCATTCCGGCAATTCCAGATACCAAAGACTTTGTTCCAGCTGCCATTGCTCCTAAACTTCCTGCTCCTTTGTCAGCTGCGTCAGCTGCATCTAAAAATGCTTTTCTAAGAGATTTTTTTGCTAAATCAGTTGCTTCTTCTAGTGGTTTTTTAAGATGTGCAGATAACATACCCCCCACCAATGGAAACTTCCCAAAAAATCCATCTATTCCTTGTGATATACCATCGAGCATACCCTCATATTCTTCTAAGATTGGTTGTGCTTGTTCAACTAATTTCTTTTTGGCATCACCTTGTTTTTCTAAAATTCCTAATAACTCTTGATTTTTCTTTAAATTATCATCTGACAATTTAACTTGTTTATGTAGGTGCTGATTTAATTTACTTGAACGATCCGAAGAAACTCCCGTTGTATTTGCAATTTGTTCAAGTGTTGCCAACTCAGTATCTCTAAAATGAGTTGCAGCTTCAATTTGTCCAATGTAATCTGCTACTTTGGTATTTGCCCGTGATAAGGTTTCTTCAATTTGTTTGACTTTATCTTTTTGTGAATCATATGCAGAATCTTTTACATTCAATAAAAGAAGTGCTTCTTGCTCTTTTTCAAGTTGTAATTGTATACCGGGAATTGTTTGTTCAGTTACTTCTTTTAAGTCCGTCTGACGTTCTGCGATACTGTTTGTAATATCAGTTCTTTTTTTACCTATTTCTGCAAGTTGGTCTGATTTACTTACGTGACTTGATAAATCACCTTTCAGTTCTTCGGAAAATTTTCTTATTTGTTGAAAATATGTAGAACTTCCAGCTAAGTTTTGATTTAAAGCTTTAACTTTATCATCACCAACGGTTTCTATAGCAATATCATAATTTCCTTCAAGTATTGCTTCTTGAAATTTTTTGACTATATCAGTTTTAATTGCGTTGAATTCAGGCGCAAGATTTTCAGTCACTGACTTTTGCAGTGTCTGAGTAAAATCTGTAACGTCTATAATATCCAAAACTATATATCCAGTTACATAAGGTCTTTAAGTGTTTTTAAATTCGGATCATTTTTTGTTGCGTCTATTAAATCTTGCCTACTTGTTAATCCGAGTCTTTTTAATTCTTGTTTAAATTTTTTGGTATCTTCAACGTAATCATCAAATGCTTTAACCATACGAGGATCTTTAAACATTTTTTTTCCGACTTTAAGTGCTTTACTATTGAATATCTTTGTTACCAATTTTCCAAAGAATTCGTGCAATATTTGTTCCTCGTTTAGAGGTTCTTTTTTAGTGATTTTATTTTTTTCCATATTATAAATTCCAGAGAGTGTACATATATCCATGTATAAATATATGTCTGTGGGAATTTATGTGGAAAAACGACTACCTAAATGATGGTTTAGAACGAGGAGAAGCAGATGTTTTTGCTTTTGCTTGTTGAGCTTTTACTTGCTCGTTCTCTTTGGTTTTTACATCCAACAATTTTCGTGAGTAAAACCTACGCAGATAAATCGGCATATTGTATACGATGCTTTGATTAAAAGCACCTTCACTATAATAACAGAGATTAAAAATCTCTTCGTGTAAACCTATTCTATACTCCGGTGGAAGGGTAAAAAAAGTCGACCCCTAATGGGATCGTCATCCTTTCAGTATAACCGGTGTCTTCCGATTCAAAGTTAAATGTCATATCTAAATCAGGAGTATTTTCCTTGATATGTTCACGGAATGCCAAACTATCACGTGCAAGCAATTCTTTATCTACGAAACTTTTGATTCTAGCACGATCATCGTCTCCGTCTAATGCTTTAATTACATACTTTAAACGAGTTGTAACTTCTGATGTTTGGTTCTTGTTCTTTGTAAACTTCTTCATTCCTTTGAGTTCTGCATCAATTGCTTGTTCATCTGAGTGGGTGAGCAAATTCCAATGAACTACTCGTTCACTATGAGGAAGTGTATATTCAAAAATATTATCACCACGTGTAAAGTTTTCAAAATTTAATTCTCGTGGGTTTAATTTGGTAAGATCAATTGTATCTTCTACATCATCACCAGTTGATGGGTCTTTAAACTTAATTTTATAGTCTTTACCATACGCAAGAACACGTGCAGCGATAAAAATTGCATTTTTATCACCAACTAAAATATCATCTAATTTAACACCAGGAGAAATAATGAGTTGCTCAAGTAGTTTATCAAGAACAATTCCCTTTTTAATAAGATTTTGACTTGTTAAAATGTCTTCTTCCTTTGCAGTCATGTACTTGATGTCCACACGACCACTTGCAAGTGGTGAAGACTGATCATAAAACCACCCTTTACTTGGCAAATCTACAACTTCACTTGGATATTCTGTTTTTTGAACAGTGTCAGTTTGTTGTTTAAGTACATTTGCATCCGTGGTTCTGACGTTTTGTGTTTCAGATGCAGTTGGTCCATCACTTTTCATTGCTTGACGAACTTCGTCTGGGATTTTAATACTATCTTCGTTTTCCATAAAATTATAACCTTTTTAAAATATTGGTATAATATACACCAATATATATACATATACAAGAAAAAAATATTTAAAGGAAAACTGAGTTTTTTTATTAAATATCTGCAAGAGCAAAACTTAGTATTTTCTTGTGATCTTTATAACTGAAAAACTCACTATCTTTTTTACCCTTCCAAGTCTTGTTTGCAGTTACACCAAGTTTCATATCATTAAAAACTATTTTTTTGCCACTACCAGTTTGAAATACCATTCTACCTACACTATCATCAATATCATAATTTCGGAGAAATTTTCCTCCTTTTACTTGTTGAAGTAAGAATTTGGCAAGTTTTGCATATGCACCACTTAGACCTTCTAATTGCAGTTCACTTTGAGTATCTTGTTTTATCTCTTCAAAGATATCAAGTATTTGATTTTTAAGTTTATCAGATTTCATTGTATCAATAAATATATACAAAAACAAAAAAACTCCCCGAAGGGAGTTTTTTTTAAATACAACCGAGTTATTAAGTTCTTCTTAGTATTGAAGAATTGCGTAGTCATACGCAACAGTTAAATTAACATTCAAAGGATCACCTGTTGACCAGTCTAATGTACCGAAGTCAACTGCGGTACAAAAAGCACCCTTGATTGTCCACTCTTCAACCTTATCACCGACAGGACCAAGCAGATTAATTGTCATGTCCTTCTTGTAGAAGTCGGCATAACCATTTCTACCAGTTACTGACTCATGTGAGAGACGTATCCATTCCATTGCACCTTGAGCGGCACTTGGAACAACTGGATCATAAAGTGTCATCGTGATATCTTGCCATTCTGCTTTACCACCACGTAGTTTTCTTTTAATATTAATATGATCGATTGTTACTGGATCTATATTAAGATTAGGACGTGTTACAGACTTAATTAAATATGCGGGTAATCCGTCCATATACATAATGAATCTGTTTGCTGTTTTTGGTTCGAATGCCGTAAAGAACATTTCGTTTACATCTATTACTTCTGCCATTGTTTATTTCTCCAAATTTTTAGGTTGTAACTTATTTTAATAAATATCGGTTTGATTTTTGAAAAGTTGTTTTTTTGTAAAACACATTGATAAATATCTAGTTAAATAAAAAATATATTTATTTATTTTTATCCTTGGTTAGTTTTTTTCCAACTATTTTTGCCGAACCATATAATACTGCTCCTATAAACTGCATATGTTGTGGTCCCGGCCAAGGGAAGGATAAACCTAGCATTCCCGTTGCAAACAATGTCAGTAGTGCCATTCCTTCTGGTCCCGCAAATAACTTTGATAAAGTAAATCCCCCACCAAGTGCCATAATCATGTCACCCATATCAAAGTCATAATCTGCATTTCCTGTGAATGTCATGTTTAACCAAATATAAACGAGTATACCCGCAACTGCCAATCCTGCTATTTTTTTGGTTCGTGGATGCTTTGCAAGAAATGCGTCTAAGTCTTTGAGTTTTTCTTCCGTCCACTTTCCAACCTTAGTGCTTGCCACATACTCACCTATTGCCTTTATCACTTCCTTGTATGCCTTAAATCCTTTTTTAACAAGTTTAAACAAATAATCCATACTGAACTTAATCTTTGCAAAGAACTTAAAAACAACTTTATCCATAAATAACTTAATCAAGTCTTTTAGTTTTACAGAAAGTTTTGCTTTTAAATCTTTTATAAACCCCCAAACTTTTTTTAATTTACCAGGTATTATAATTTCCGTTAACAACGCACTATCATTAGTTAGATTATGCTTATTTACAAATGAAACAAATTCATCGTATTGAATTTCAGTAACTATATCTGTTAATTCGTGACTCATCTACTATAAATATATATCCACAAAAAAACCCTTCCGAAGAAGGGTTTTTTTATTTTAAGTTATTATTTAGTTCTTACCCAAATGTTGCACCAGTTGCTTGGAGGTTGAAATCAAGTATAATGAATTCAACCGCACGAGCAGGTTGCAAGAAAACTTGTCCGTAAAGGATGTTTCTGTCAATTAGATCAGGTGTGTTGTTTGATTCGTCCATGATAACATTGAACGCATACAAACCTTGACGTTGTTGAACTGCTTCTAAGTAAGGATTAACGATTGCCAAGAATTTGTTGCGAGTAGCAGCGGTATTTTGTTCAAATAACAAATAACGTGATGTACTTGCGATAAACTTCTTGAGTGTGATCAGCAAACGTCTAACATTAATTCTGTCAAGTGCAGATGATCTTCTTTGAAGTGTCTTTTGACCAAATGCTACGATTCCTTGACCAGGAAACTGAGCAATCGGATTAACCTTACCTTCGTATAGAGTATCTCTTTCTGCAAATGTAAGACGATCAAGAACACTAACTGCTCCTTCTAAACCACCACGATTTAAACCGGCAGGTGCGAACCACTCAGCAGCGGTTTTATCATTGGCTGCATATACTGCTGGCATAATAGCACTTGGTGGAAACGGTTGTAGTGCATTTGTTGCGGGATCAATAATTTTAACCCAAGGATAATATGTAGCAGCGTAATTACTATCAATAGTTGATGCTTGTAATACTGCTTCATCTACCAATCCAGGTTGACCTTGTGCCTGAACACAATCAAGAATGTAAAAACAATCTTCACGGGTTTCACACAAATCAACACCCATGTTGATAACACTTCTGTGTAAATCCAATGAAAGTCCCGGTGTTACGAGCAAGTTAATATCGAACTCGTCTTGGTTGCTAAGTGCTTTGAATGCTCGTTCGTAACCTTGTGTACCGGCACTAAAACGTTTACTACAATCCATTCCTTGTGCATTGTCAGCACGAATATCTGAACCAAGAAGAACTGGTAAAACAGGAGAATCTCCATCTTCACCACCTTGAAATCCCATTAAGAATCTACGATGACCACGTGCATTTGCTTCTTCACTTGCACTTGATGGTACAGTTGGAATAGGAGCAAATGTTTCAGTTTCAATAACACCGTCAATATCTTTTTCAATTTTTCCAGGTTGATCCATGTAAAATCCAACACCAGCGAATCCAGAATTTTCAGGAATTGGAGAAAATAATTCAATTGTATCTTTACTCCACGCAGGAATTACAAGAACTCCATCGGGAGAATCTTCATTAAATACTGCACCACAGAAGTATCTTTTTGGTACACGTGAGTATTGAGATGCATATGAATATTTTGGTTCTGGTAAATCTAAAACTCCAATCGGACATTGATATGCAGCGTGCCCGTATGGCATACATTGTGTGGGAGCAATACTTTGTGGTGGCATCTCAACACGAATCCAATCACTTCCATTTGCATAATCACCACGTTCAATAATTTTTCCCATTTCATTGATGTAGGTAAAACGATCACCAACAACACGTGGAAGATATCTAGCACTCAATGGATCAAGAGTTACGTCTCGGAAATCTTCTATAACATCTTGAGTTTTATCGTTATCATTAAAACCACGAACAATAACACTAAATGAACCATAATCAGTTCCATCAAGAGTTCCAGGAGTTTTAACATTGTAAATACCAACTTTTACTTCACGATTAGCAGATTGACCATAACTGCGAGTATGAAATCTAAACAGTTCATATCTTGCACCACTGATTTCTTGTGACATTACATATGGAGTGGTCGCAGGACGACAAGCGTGTTCACCTTTTCCAGCACCATCGTATGCAGGATACTGATAATCGGTGTCCTGATAATTAAGATATCCGTCACCATCCGCATCTTCTAACTGAGCAGAAAAGTTTAAGAAATCATCACTCATTTCAATTGTGAATTTGTATTCTGCAGCCACACCACCGTCAGCAACAGGTTTCATAAGATTGAAAAGTTCTGCTTGTGTACTTTCAAAATATGAATCAAAGTACGCAGGTTTAACATTTCGTTGTGGTGCTCTACCAAAAATATTTTGTAAACTATTAGGAGATGCTGGATCGATACTAAATGTAAATGAACCAAGTTCAGTTGGTTCAAGTACATTGTTAGATGTAGCACTATCTTGTTCATTGAAAACTTGTCGCAACACTAACTTACCCGTTGTGTTCTCACTGCTCATTACTAGTTCAGTAACTTGATTGTCATCATCATCTGCTAGGTATGATCCGTAGAATCCGATACTTGTTTGTCTTGGAGATGCCAAGTTTGGTTTTAAAATCAACGATTTATCGTCATTTTTTTCTTTTAAAGTATTTGCTAATACACCAATTACTGCTTCTTTTGGAATGTCACCTTCTGCAATATCTGATTGATCAAGACTTGCGGTAACAAACTCTGCTTTAATTGCGAGTGCTTGTAAGTTATACCACCCTTCAAGAGCACCAGTTCTCACGATTGTGACAACTCCTTGTTGTAGAAGATATTCACGTGCGGTGAATGGTTGGTAATAAATACCCTGTGGAACACCAAACAGTGCTTCTAATTCGTTAATACTTGTTACAATGGTTGGTGAGTATGCTGGACCTTTTGTGAAAGGACCTACAATTGCACCACCTATTGCCGAAATTCCTTCAACCAAGAAAGTTGAATCTATTTCATTGGTGAATACTGCCGGACTTACTATACGTTCTGCCATCTTTGGGTTTCTCCTATATTGAGTTGTTAATGGTTAAAAAATGAAACTTTTAAAATAAATATAGTTAAAAAATTCCAAAATTTAATATTTATCTAAAATACTAACTTTTAACATATATTCCAGAAGAAATATCTAAATCTCCTGCACCATACTTTTTTGTTAGTCTATCTGAAAAAATAGTCTCTTTATTTTTAAATTGGATAAGTGACTCTTTATATTTTTTTTTGGTCTGTCTTACTGATTTAAGTTCTGCCTTTAAAGTAATTTCATTTACTGACAGTTCACCCATTGACAAAAGAATATTTTGATATTCTGTATTTAATTCTATCAATTCGTTTTTTTCATCTTCGGTAATTTTACATTGATTATTTTCCATAAACTTATGGTAACAAATAAATTCCAATTATTCAATGATAATATTAAATAAATTTTATTAACAACAGTTCCAATGCATTTTTAGTAATTATCTGTACTCTGCGTTCCACATCGATTTCAATGTTATATTGATTGTTGGACATAATTTCTATTTCAGACGAACCAACATCCCATATTATTGTATTATTAGATTCATCTATATTAATTCTAAAGTTTCTACCTTCTATATTGATGGTATACTCAATAAAATCTTTCCAAATTCTTACAATGAAAGTATCACTCTGTTCCTTTGTTAAATAAACTTTTGGTGATTTTCTGTTCAATACAACACTCGTTTCTGTTGTGTTTTCTTTTTTCTTAAAATCAAGTGATAACTCAGATTGACTATGTTTGATCGGTTTTCCCAACTCGTCAACGGGTACATTCTGTGCCTCTGTTCCCCACATTACTTTTCGTGTACTAAGTCCTCGTTTTATATTTGTTTGATTGTTGAATACTAACGGAAGTAAATATGCATTTATACTTAAAGTGAAAGTTGAACTAACCGACCTATCATCGTCAGATGGTACTTCAACTGAATTTGAAAAAGAATCTATATTTGCTCTGAACTTGAATCTAGTGGGATCACCCCAGTAATCATTATCAGCAAAATTTATAGTTTCAATTAACTGATTCATTTGTTCAACATACTCTGTATTTATTGTAAAGTCGTATGTCAACACTACATGATCAGGAAAAGTTATGTTATGTACTTCATGCAAAGGTTCTGCGTTATTTAATAAACTTATTTTATCGTATGAATTTTTACTACTAAATTTTTTGACCACAGGAACCGACAAATATTTATTAAATGTAACAAATGAATCATCTTTTGTTACACCAGTTCTAGTGAAAACTATAATTGGTCTTTGTAATTGACCCTTATCATCTCTATATCTACCATCACTTTGAATCGCACTCCATCTCTCAGGTGATGCGTGTCTAACAGGTACACTTATCTTTGAATTGTTTGTATCAGTAACAGTTGGATTAATAACATTAGTAAAATATTCATAAATTATATTATCGATATCAACTAAAGTAATTGTGTAGTTACCAAGTGTTTTTACATCATCCCCCCATCTCAATTTCTCGGCACGGTTATCAGAATACAACGCGTGATTTGATTTTTTAAGATTAGACATATTTGGATCGTTTGAAACATTAGGCACATCTTTGCTCAAGTCAACCGTAAATTCTTTATCGGTTTTGTGATTCCTAAGTGTAATAAAGGGATTATTTACTTTAGCGTAATCCATGTTATTGAGTTCTCGGTACTATATTCAATTTACTTTTTCGTGTCATGTGTGCATTACACAATAAACTATAATTCTTTTCTGGTTGACCACCCAAAAATTGATTTTCTACTATATTTGAAATCTCAAAAAATGTATTTTCCCACATCACAATATCTCCAATTTCCGGATATATCTCCTTTGCTTCGCATAGTTTTTGATGAAATCTGAATATAGTTCCTTTTTTGACATCTGGTCCAAACCCTTCGTAACTTGTTGATTGTGGATCAGATTCTACTAAACAACTTGTTTCTACACCAGTATAGTAAACTTTGTTCACAGATTCTCCGTAAACTGTAGATTTAGTTTGCTCTGGATTTATCTTATATACAACAATTATTTGCTCTATAATATTTAACATCAACTCTCCGTTTAAACTGTTCATAAAACGGACGTCTCTACGTGAAAAGTATCTCCCTCTTGATCGTTCCATTATCCTATGTATAAAAAGTTTGGTACTTTTCTTAAATTTTCTTGTAAATTATCAGCAACTTGATTTAATTGCTCACTTGTTGTACTGCGACTCGTAACTTCTAAATCTTCTCGTAGTTCGGTTATCAACTGCTCTTTTTCATTTTGTGCTTCGGCTCTTAATTCAGAACCATCTAATGAGGTTTCACCACCAGGAATTGGAATACTTTGATATTTTGCACGAATTGCTCCAAGTAGTTCTTTACACAAAGATAAATAATATTTCATTATCCATCGTTTTCCTACGTCATTTATTGAACCAAAGTTGTGAAACTCATATGGAGCATTACTTACATCAGTTACATTTGATGTAGTCGGTATATTGTGATCGTTGGGTTTTTCAGTATCTAATCCAGATGTGGTCTCAGTTGAAACTACTTGCTGAGTAGTTGATTCTTCTACTTGAGTTTGCGTTTTTGGAATTGTATTAAATTCATCTGCGTCAACATATCCTTGAACAGCTGCTAAGTCTCTTTCTCGTTTATATACATAATCAAACCAAAGTGTAAAGTCCTTCATAGGAACTGGAAGTATAGTCAATTTATTATTGATTACCTCAAATCCATATGCACTACGTCTAACTTGCTCATTAAATTCAATTGCCTGTAATCTCATTAAATCTTCATTCACGGGTCTTAGTAAAAATTGTGAACCTAGAGGAGACATTCCACTCCAACCAAACTCACTTAACATATTAGAAGCAGACATACCCGAGTTTGACATCGGATCGTATATTTTATTCATAGCAGGAGGTGGGTGATGCCAAATTCGTTTTACTTCAATTCTTTCCAATTTCTTTTCACCAGTTTTTGGACAAATATAATATTGATTAAACAAACCTTGTAGATCATAGGTTTGAACACCTGATTTTACTTTAAGACTTTGTTTTCTCCAATCAACATTACCTCCAGTACCCACTTCTGCTCCATATGCTTCAGATAGTTTTAAATAAAATGGTAAAGGTTGCGTTTGCATAACCGAGGTTGTTAGATTAACACTCGTTGTAGTTCCCTTTAAACTATATAAATTTTGCTTTATTGAAAACTGATTTACTTGCGAACTATATTCAGTAATTGCTTCTTCAAAACAAGCATAAAATTGTACATCAATCATTTCTACATCAACAATTGGATGACCTAGTCTTTTAGCTGCCCAATCAGCTGCTCTTGGAGCAAATGCAACAAACGACTGATCATTATCAAAAAAACCAAACGGAGTTTTTCCGATGGGTGAACTTAACATTCCATCCCACCTAACTCGTTCTAATTCTACACTTTGTTCTGTGTTCTCTTCGTTATTGTCTTCGCTCATGTCTATAAATATACATCACTTATAGTAATCGTTATAAAATAAAAGAGGGGTTCAAACGAACCCCTCTTAAATTTTGTGTTATCCTTTGCAGAATTAAAGATCTGCTGTACCGGAAACAGAGATTTTTCCGTAGAATTCAGGACGAACCATCTTCTTAGCATAACGAGTCATTACTCCACGACGTGGTGTGAAGTTAACTGGATCGTATACCAAAGGAGTTTGGATCAACGGAATGTACGGAGCATAAACTGCACCAGTTTCGAGGAAGTTTGTTCCACGGAATCCGATAAGAACGTCACCACTTGTCATGTATGGGTTCTTGTAGACTTGGAAACGATTGTTTAATGCACCAACCTTGGTAACACCCATTGCGAACTGAGACTGATTTCCGTCTGTGTCAGCTGCGTATCCTGGGATACTTTCAAGAACGGTAGCAACTTGTGGAGAACAAACCAAGAAGTTTGCACCACCACGAAGAGTCAATTGATGAATTGTGTTACTCACCTTTTGAATCTTTGTGCCGAGCTTCTGGAACAATGTTCCTTGAGTCTCACCACCTGTAAGAGTTGCATTCGCAGCGAAGTCACCTCCGTCTGTATGTGCGTTTACGATAAGCATATCGAGAATTTCCAAATCAATTTCCATTGAAACATACTCGGAAAGAAGAGAAGTCAATTCTGCTTCTGCGTCAATACTATGATATGCGTTAAGGTCTTGTGCCAACTCGGGTGTCCAAACTGCTTTCAACTTACGTGTCTTTGCAACGATTGGTTCACTTTTGAGTTCCAAGTTAACTTCTGGAATACCGACATCTTTTTGAATTCCTGTGTCAGCTGCGTCTTCGGAATCACCAAGTTTATCTTCAAAGTCACCACGGTTGTCCGCAGTTGTTTGTGCATGATAATGTAATGTTCCGGCTGCGATTGCTTTGTTTTCACCGTCAAGTTGAGATTCACTTCCGTCAGCTGCAACAACTTTGAACGCACGAACACCTTCTAAGTCTGCATCAGCTGGAATTGAGGCTCCAACTTCAACGGTAACTTGCTTGTCATTGATTGAGTAACCATGACGTCCTGCTCCGTAAAGACCACCTTCTGCTTTGTCGGTTGAACCGAGTTTTGCGTCTGATGATCCACCGAAAAGACTTCCACCACCTTGAAGTGATTGACCTGTTCCATACTTAAAGTCTAAGTAAAAGATCAATCCGGATGGAAGATTCATTGGTTGAACCGAAACAAATTCCTTTGATGCGATTTCTGCGAACACACGACGTACCAAAGGAAGTGCTACTCCACTCCATTCTTCGTTACCTCCACCTGTACCGGTGCGTGTTGATTCATCTATCAACTGCTTTGCTTGATTTTCTAAAAGAATGGACATACCACTCTTTTCGGTATCAGTTTTGATACCTTCTAAAAGTCCAGTTTTTTCCCACTTAGAGACAAGACCACGAGTTTCCTTCATGAGTCTAGCCTGAGGATTCTGACTTTCACTTAACAATTTACTAATTTCGCTCATTGTATATTTTTCCTATTTTAATTTTGTGATTGTTTAAACAATTCCTGCAAGTTTCTTGAAACGATTTGCGAGTTGATCGCCTTCCGTCAAAATCTGCTTTGATGGTTTTGTTGATTTGATTGCTTTAGATGCCATTCCTTCTGACAATGATTTTTTAACTACCTTCGGTGCTTTCGGAGTTGCCTCTTCTTTTACCTTTGGTTGTGTTTTTGTACCAGTTGTGCGAAAGGATTCACCCAATGTTGCGTAAACGAGTTTTGCTTCACGAACATTCTTCGTGAGGTCAAAACTTTCTACTACTTTTAGTTTTTGATCTTCGTTTAATACGTGTGCCTTAAACAATTTATTTGTGTAAAGCAATTTAGCATTTAAAAGATTAACTTCATTCAATTTACCACGCAAATATTTGTAGACCTTGCGGTATTCTTCGTTTTCCGTTTGAAGCTTATTGTTTGTTGCCTTTATTTCCTCGAGTTCGGAGTCTGCTTCTTCGTCTTCCAAAGATGATTCATCTTCGAGTTCTTTAAGAATTTCTTCAAGATTGATTTCTTCATCGTCTTCGCCGATGTCACCACCTTGATTGCAGTCTTCTGCTTCGT